TCAGCATAATGCCCAGCAAGTCCTGCTTTTTTTATCTCTTCTATAGTTGCGTTTTCCATAAGTTGATATACCATTGTAGCAATTATTTCTACATGGGCCATTTCTTCTGCTACTATCACTTAAAGGTGGACAAGCACTCTGGGTACGGTTTTTATCTGAACCCACTAAAATTATATCTATTTTTCTAGTTTCTGAATCCCAAGTAATGAATTTAACTAATGATCTTATCAGTGCTTGCTTTTCTTCAAATAATTCGATATAATCATAAAACTTATGAAAGTTATCAAGTCTTGTTAAAATTTCATCTAGTGATTCAAAGGTATCAATTATTTCAACATTTTGAGATTTTAACTTTTCAATTAAATTTTCTAATTCTACATTTCTGTCTTTTAATCTTTTAATTTCTAATTTAATTGGTTCAAGTATGTCCATATCATTTTCTAAATATACCATTTTCATGACTAAGTTGCTTATAGCTTTTTTATTACTTTCAATTTCTTTTAAATGCTCATTAATTATATTTTCATTATCCATTTTTACGTATTGTTTTTTCTGCAATTCTTTATACTTTTCAATAACTTCATTTGGAGTAAGGGCCTTTAACCTTTTTACAACATAATCTTCCGCATCATAAGCATTCAATGAATCATTATCACATCTATCAGCAGCTTTATTTCGTAAGTTACATGAATAATATCTATAATGATACTTGCCATTTTTATGTTGACGAGGAGCCATTCCTGAATTACATTTAGCACATACAACTAATCCACTAAGTAAAGCATCTTGGCTAGTACATTGTCTATTGCTCGCTTTCTCTTTGATTAATTTATTTATTTGCTGACATTTAATCCATACATCACTTGAAATGATTCCAGAATGTTCACCAACAGAAATTAACCAATTATCTATAGAATTAAAACTTCCATTTTCCTTGCGCCTATTATATGGCATAATGCCATTTGTACCATTTATATTTTGCATACCATAAATTTCACAACCAGTATTTTTAAAGTAGTCCATAAGCTTTTTATCAGCAATGCAATAGACAGGATTATTTATAGTTTGCTTAACCAATTCTCTAGAAAATACAGAGCCTTTTCTGCTATAGATTCCTTGACTTTCTAATAGTCTGCTTACTTTTTGAAAACTTCTATGTTGTAGAAACAATTCAAATACAATTTTAGGAATATTTATTTCATTTTCATTTATTTGAAGTATATGTTTTTTTCTGTTTTTACCTTGCTGGTCATTATTTTCAACTTCGATAGATTCATAACCAAGTGGAGCAGGACCCCCTAGCCACCTTCCAGTTTTAGATAATTCTCTTAGATTATCTTTTATACGTTCTGCTATAGTTTCTCTTTCTAGTTGCGCAAAAGTAGCACTAACATTCATCATTGCTCTTCCCATAGCAGTAGAAGTATCGAATTGTTCCTTTATGCTGATGAAAGACACTCCATTTTTATTTAGTATCTCTAATGTGCCGGTAAAGTCAGCGACATTTCTTGAAATCCTATCAAGTCTATAGCAAATAAGATGAGTAAACTTTTTACTTTTAATTTCTTTCATAAGCTTTTGAAATTTAGGTCTATTTGTATTGCCACCTGAAAAGCCTTCATCCTCAAATATTTCATATTCATCAATATTTAAAATGTTTTTCAAATAGTGAATACACATGTTAATTTGATTTTCTATTGATTCACCTTCCTCAGTAAATTTAGATTTACGAGAATAAATTGCTGCTTTCATTTGTTATCACCTCATGCTATTAGTATAGAATATTTATATGTTTAGTTTAACAGGTATATTATTACAATATATTGAACATACGTTCTTTTTATGGTTTTAAAATTACCCAGTTATAATTAAGTAATAACTGGATTAGTTTAAAAATAGCTTATAAGACCGACCACTTTTTTCACGTTTAATCCTTTGAGATTTTTCGAAACATTGTATTATAAACCTAAGAGATTCTTTATATTTAGAATCAAAACTTTTATATAAATCACTTTGTAAAATACCAGGAGTATCTTTTATAATAGTGATTATTTTAGCCTTTATTTCAGGATACATATTTTCATTAGTTTCTAGAGAACAAATAATGTTAGTAAAATCATTTAAAATACTTTCAAGTGTTTTATTGTTGGTTTTATCAAAATTGGTTTTTAAATAATTGTAAACATTAAAAGCTGATGCATAATCTGCAATTTTTATGCATAGATAGAAAGGGGATTCATAATAAATAGAACCTAATGGAATATGACTTTCTAGCAGATCTAGATATTTTTTGATAGCATTTTCAAATAAACCACTCTTTTCTAAAGATTCAGCTTCTTTATATTCATTAAAAGTCTTCCAATATTCAAGTTGATCTGTAAAATAATTAAAATAATATTTCGTCTTCGATTTTACAAATTTGACTGAGTCATATTTCTTACCTATGCAGTAGTTACAAAGTTTAATTGATAATTCTAAACCTTCTGAACATAATTCAATATTACTATTATTGTATAATTCTTTAGTCCAAGTAATACTATCTTTAATAGTATCTAGTTTTTTGATCATAGAATCGTATATTTCATCTCTATCTAAAGTTCCAGTTGTTGTCCATTCTTTAAGCTCAGACGTAATTTCTTCTATGCTGAGCTGTTCCGTATTATCTAAATAATAAGGTGTAACCTCAATTGACTTTTTACAAATACACAAAGGCTTAATTTGTATGCTTATATTAGTCTTTCTTTTAAAGAAATCAAAAAGCTTCATAAAATACCCCCTATAATGGATTAAATTTAATTTGAACTAACTCAATTGGTACATTATAAAAAGCTGCTAATTGTTCTAGTGAATAATGGTATAAACAAAATTCATCTATCAATCTTTCATCAATTAATAATTCAGCATCAAATCTATTTGCTTGTCTCTCAAGCTTTCGTATTGAATAGAATGTATTGGCTCTAAAACAAGGAGTATTTGAATTTGGATGTAGCCTAGCATGACCTAATTCATGCCCACAAGTAATATACTGGTTAATTTCATCTAAATCTGAATTTACATGAATGAACTTTTGCCTAGCATATTTATTATAATATCCATGAATAGAGCCTAAAGGTTCTCTAATAACTATTATTTTTTCGCCCTCGGCTATATCAAATGGATTGTTTGTTTTATGTTTTCTCTTTAATCTCGCTACCTCTTTTTTTATAAAATCTTTCAACCCCAACTCCACCTTTAACTATTTTCTATACTTTTTAGGTGTATATTTCTCTTTGGCAAGTTTTTTAGCTATCTCCATAGAGTTTTTTAAACTATTTGCTAATAATTCTCTTGTTAAATCATCTATTGGTTCACCATCAAACATTAAACCATCTTGAGAATTTTGCAATAAATCTAATGTCTGAGTTAATGATTTCTCTATATCTTTTTCATCCTTTTTAGTAAGTTTAATATCGTTCATATTACTTTTATCATTTGGTGAAGATTTAATATCTGTTCTTCCTAAAATATAGTCAACTGATACATTAAAATGATTAGCACATTTTTCAACGAATTCAGCTCTGGGTTCTCTTAAATTATTTTCATATCTGCTTAAAGTTGCTTTAGTTGTCTCTAAAATCTCTGATAATTTATCTAGAGTAATATTTTGTTCTATTCTTAGTTCCTTTAATCTTTCAGAAAAAGTTGCCATATGAACACCTCCTTACTAATTATTATAATAAAAGTTACCATATTTTAAATGCGAGTTACCAAAAATAGAAAAAAGTTTTAAAAACCTATTGACGAGTTACCAAAAATATAATAAAATAAAGTTACCAAATAGATAACAAATTGATTGGAGGTGAAATTGTGAGAAATCCCAATTTTATACTAAAAGCATTAAGAACAAAGCATCAATACACACAAGAGTATGTTGCTAAATATCTTAATATATCAGAAACAACTTATAATAGAAAAGAAAATGGATTTTCTGAATTTACAATTGCAGAAGCTGAACAGCTTAGCATTTTATTTGAAACACCGCCAACAGAAATTTTTTTTAATCAAGGTGTTACCAAATGTATAACAAATATTTAAAATGATAGTTTAACCCACTTGATTAAGTTTTATAAAAATAGAATGGAAATAAATTAACAAAATAAACAACAAAATCATAAGATAATATGAATTTTCTAAGACAGGTGACTATATGAATAATTATAAAAGACCACCAAAAAAGAAAAATGAAAAACCAATAACAGGAGAAATCTTTTTTCCTGAAACAGAAGAAGGGAAAAAACTTCTTTATGAAGGTAGTGCAATAGTAGTTTTAAATATATTAGAAAGAAAACTCGGAGCAGAAAAACTAGATAAAGTTATGAAACTATATGAAGCAAAGATTAATCAAAAATCTTAAAGTTTTAAGGAGGATTATGAGAGAAGGATATTTACAACATAATGACCAGGGGAGATATGAAATTCCAAATGGAACTTATTTTACATCAGGAGAACCTATTCAATTATTTGTTGATGGAGTTTGGAGTAATGGCAGAATGGAATATTCACATTCAGATGGTGATTATTACTTTATAGCTGAAGATGGAACAGAAGTACATGGATTAACTGGAATTAAAGCCAGGGAGCTAACTTAAAGGAGAACACTTATATGAGAAGATTTGAAGTTAAATCAGCATTAGATAGTATCTCAGAGAAAAGTGATAATGAGATTGCTTTAAGTGCAGCGTATATTAGAAAAGTAGCAAATGAAGCATTGAGTCAGATCAAGACACTAGAATGGCAAGTTCTAAATAAAAAGAAACAAAAAACTAAAAAGTAATTCGCAGTGATTAATACTTATGATAATTGGGCAGAGATGCCTTTTAAAAAATCTTTTTTATCAAAAAAAGAAAAACACTTTCTCAATATATTATATGCAGGCAATTAAATATTATTACCAGGAGGAATGAAAATTGAAAAGCTTCATTATCACATTTAAAGCAAATGAAGCAAAAGAAGAAATTTTAAAGAAGATAGATGTTGCACTTAAGAAGATTGAAGAGAGAGAAAACTATGAAGCTAGGTGATATTATCAATATCAAAAAAGAGGCTTTTAAGATTATCAAAGAGTATAATGATGCATTTCTATTAATTAGTGAATCAGGATTTAATCTTAAAACAATACCAAAACTTCAAGTAATTAAATAAAAAGTCATACTTGAAAGGAGTGATGTGAATAAAAAGATAGAGATAATTTTGGAAATTTAAAATTTAATAATCGGGAGGCGTAACATGAATACAGTAAAAATCAAAAAGTTAATCCTAAAGAATTTCAAGGGCATAAAGAAATTAGAGATTGACTTTAAGAAGGTAACTAATATTTTAGGAGAAAATGCAACCGGAAAGACAACTATATTTGATAGTTTTTGCTGGTTACTCTTTGGAAAGGATAGTAAAGACAGAAAGGACTTTGAAATTAAGACCTTATCACCTACAGGAGAAGCGCTTCATGGATTAGATCATAGTGTAGAAGCAACATTAGAGATAAACGGTGAAGAGATTACATTGCAAAGAATTTTTGCTGAAAAATGGACTAAGAAAAAGGGGCTTGCAGATAAAGTATTTTCAGGGCACGAAACTACTTATTATATCAATCAAGTCCCAGCTAAACAAAAAGAATATAACGAAAAAGTCGCTGAAATATTACCTGACAGTACTTTTAAGTTAATATCCAATCCTCTATATTTTAACAATCTGGAGTGGAAAAAGCAAAGGGAAATATTGTTACAAATAATAGGGGATATAGATCAGGAAAATGTGATTAACCATAAAGAGAGTTTAAAACCACTACAAAATTTATTAGATGGTAATACAACAATCGAAGATTTTAGAAAAAAAATAAAGGCTCAAATTTCAAAGTATACCAAAGATAAAGAATCTATACCTTATCGAATTGATGAATGCAATGAAAATATTATTGAAGAAGATTTTTCAATATTGGAAGACAGAAAAAAGATAGTTGAAAATGGAATTGCATCATTGGATAAGCAGCTTTTGGATGATGGCCAAGGGAATACACAAAAGTTGGATTTACAGAATAAAATTTATGAATTAAATAAAGAGATTCAGGATGAATCAATAAAGGATAGAGAAAAAGCTAATGAGCCTTTACAAATAATTCAACAAGATATAAGAGATACACAAAATAAGATTCGGGAAATTGATTGGGAGATAAGAAATAAAAATTTAGATCAGGTTAACTTAGCTAAAGAAAACCATAGAGTAGAAGAAAACATTACAGCTAAGTTAAAGGAACAGGATTCATTGAGAGATGAGTTCATGAAAGAAAAGGCTAAGACTTTTGAATTTGATGAAAGTCAAACATATTGTTCACATTGTGGTAGGCCTTACGAAATTGAAAAAATTGATGATCTAAAAGATAAAGCTCAAAGTCATTTTGAAGAAACTAAGAAAAAAATTCTTGCCTCAATAAATTCTAAAGGTAAGAGATTAGGTACTGAGATTGAAGAATTAAAGAAAAAACAAGCAGATCATATTGAAAAACTAGCGGATTTTGAAACAGGTATCAAAGAGTTAACATCTCGAAAGGATGAATTAGAGATTAAACTTAATGAACTCGAAAATGCTGCAGATGAAATTAAAAATGCGCCAACTGCTGAAAATCCTAAAATAGCAGAGTTGACTGCTAAAATTCAAAGATTAAAAACCGAAGTAGCTTCATGTATAGCACCAGATAATACTGAATTGCTTAAGAGAAAACAAGTATTACAAGGAGACTTGGAAACTATTAATAGAAGGTTATCAGCTAAGGATAATAATGAATCTCTAAAAAATAGGATACTAACACTTCAAGATGAAGAGAGAAGATTAGCCGAGGAGATTGCTAAATTAGAAGGTTATGACTTCATGTGTGAAGACTTCATTAGAACAAAGGTTGAATTATTAGAAGAAAGAATTAATTCAAAATTTAAAACAGTAAGATTTAAATTATTTAAGCAACAAATAAATGGCGGAATTGATGAATGCTGCGAAACACTTATAAATGGAGTTCCATACTCTAATGCAAATACAGCAAGCCAAATAAATAGCGGAATTGAAATTATAAATACTCTTTCAGAATATTATAAATTCCAAGTACCTATATTCATAGATAATCGAGAAAGTGTCAATCAAATATTAGATACAGATAGCCAAATTATAAATCTAATAGTTAGCAAGGATAAGAAATTAAAGGTAGAGGTAGATGAGTAATGAAAAGCACAGGGGTAATCAGAAAAGTTGATGGTATGGGAAGAGTAGTAATTCCAATGGAGTTAAGAAGAAATTTAAAAATTGAAGGAGCTGATGGTGGCGAAGGCACTCCACTTGAAATTTATACCGAAGGAGAAAATATTATTTTAAGAAAATACACACCAGGTTGCGAAGTGTGTGGGGGAATGAAGGAGTTAAGAACAGTCAATAATAAAAGCATTTGTAAAGAATGCGCTAAGAAAATAGCAAATGCATGGAGGTAAAAGTATGGAAAGTAAAAAGCAAGATGTAGAATTAGCATTAACTAAGGAAAATGCACTTAATAATGTAATGGCCAAAATTGATACTCTAAAAAAAGATACAGGTATAGTATTACCAAAAAATTATTCAGCAGCAAACGCAATTAATTCAGCTTGGTTGAAGTTGCAAGATGTTAAAGATAAGGAAAAGAAACCAGCATTAGAGGTATGCAGTAAAAATTCAATAGTTGAAACACTTTACAACATGGTATTGCAAGGACTAAGCCCAGCAAAAGACCAATGCTACTTTATAGTATTTGGTGGAAAGCTTCAGCTCATGAAGAGTTACTTAGGGAATATTGCAGCAACGAAGAGATTAAAAGGAGTAGCAGATGTAGTTGCAAATGTAATTTATCAAGGAGATGAATTCAAATATGCAATAGATCCTATTGATGGACGAATGAAAATATTAAAGCATGAACAGGAATTTGACAATATAGATGATGATAAGGTTCGAGGAGCTTATGCAATAGTAATTTTAGAGGATGGAAACAACTTCATTGAATTAATGACCTTAAAGCAAATTCAACAAGCATGGGCAATGAGCAGGACATATTCACCTAATTCAAAAACTCATAATGATTTCAAGGGTGAAATGTGTAAAAAGACAGTTATCAATAGAGCCTGCAAGCACTTTACTAAGACAAGTGATGATTCGGATGCAATAGTTGAAGTAGTTAATAAAACATATGAGTATGACCAGGAGGATATCATTGAAAATACTCATACAGAAGTAAAAGAAGAAATTAAAGAAAATGCCAACCAAGAGATTATAGATATCGAACCTAATCATGTAAAACAAGATAAGCCAATAAATCAACCTAATCCTATAAATGAAGAGTTTGAGGAACCTAGCTTTTAATGATAAAAGTATTAGCTTCAGGAAGTACAGGAAATTGCTACATTGTTCAAGCTGGAGATGAAATTCTCCTACTTGAATGTGGCATAAACTTTAAAAATATAAAACAGGGATTAGGATTTGATTTAAGCAAGGTTAAAGGCTGCTTAGTCACTCATGAACATAAGGATCATTGCAAATCTATAAATGATGTAATGAAAGCTGGCATAAATGTTTATTTAAGTGAGGGTACAGCAGCCAGTATTGAAAATATAGAAATTGTTAGCAAATATAGATTGCACTCAATAAAACACCGAGAGGCATTTGAAATTGGAGGATTCGGTATAACACCTTTTACTACAGAACATGATGTAGCTGAACCATTAGGGTTTTTAATATATCATCCGCAGATAGGTAAATTATTGTTTGCAACAGATACTTATTATTTAAAATATGTGTTTAATAATGTGGATCATATATTAGTAGAATGCAATTATTCGGAAGATGTGTTGCCACAGTTGCCTGCATGGAGAGCTAGAACTATTAAAAGCCACATGAGTTTGGAAACATTAAAAGATGCACTTAAAACTTGGAATTTAAGCAATACTAAGGAAATTGTTTTAATTCATATAAGTCAAGATAATGGAGACCCTGATAGATTTCAAGCAGAAATAAATGAGCTTACTGGAATAGAAACTTATATAGCTTCACCTGGATTAGAAATAACACAACAAAGGAAGTGATTAAATGACAGAAAAACGATATTACTGGTTAAAACTTAAAGAAGATTTTTTTGAAGAAGACACATTATCTTGGATAGAAGAGCAGGAAAAGGGTAAGGAATATTGTTTGTTTTATTTAAAATTATGCCTTAAGTCTTTAAAAAATGAGGGGATTTTAATTAGAAATGTAGGACAAATGTTAATCCCATATGATGCTAAGAAGTTAGCAGAACTGACTAAAACAGACTTGGATACAGTAATAGTTGCAATGGAGTTATTTAAAAAGACAGGCCTTGTACAGGTATTAGAAAATGGAGAAATATATTTAACTCAACTAAGGACAATGGTTGGAAGCGAAACAAGTAAAGCTGAAATAATGAGAAAGAAAAGAGAAAAGGATAAACTCAAACCGCCTAAAGATAATTCTAATGATAACAATGTTACTAATGGTGGTAACATTGTTACTCAAAACACAGAAAATTGTTACACAGAGACAGAGACAGAACAAGATATAGAGAAAGAGTTAGATATAGAGATAGAACAACAACAACATATAGATATAAAAAAGATTCTAAAAAATAATTTTGATAATGAAGAGATAGAATCTATAAGGAAATTTTGTATTGAAAATAATGTTGCTGTTGATGTTGTTGTTGAAAAGATTGAAATAATAAACCATATGAAAAAAATAAGAAATAAGGTTGGTGCATTATTGACATCCATAAAAGAGGATTGGAAACCTTCAAAATCACAAAGTAATTATGTTGCAGTTTCAGGATTTAATAATTTTGAAGCCAGGGAATATGATTATGATTCCTTAGAAAAAAAGTTATTAGGTTGGGATAATGATTAAATTTACAGGGGGAGAACAATGGAAAACATTAATGTAAAAGTAGTTGAAGTTAAAGGCATAACTCCTGAAATATTAAACAAAATGATTTCAGAGTTTAAGGAGCCAAGCTCAGAGCAAAAAGCAGCTGAGGAAATATATAGACTTAAGGAATTACTTTCAAAGGCAAATGAGAAAAACAGAATACTAGAAGATGATAGAAATAGGCTTAAAAAGATTGTTGATATGGTGTTATCAGTAATCATGCAGATTTTAATTAAGGAGAATGATTCTATAAAACAAATTCATGATTTAAGAATAAAAGTAGAACAGGCAATTAAAACTTCAGAAATATTAGATATTCTGATTTCATAGGTGAGCCAATGAAGATGATGATATTAAGCCATAATCATAAAATCAATCAGGATAATAATAAATGGAGTTTTGAAGAAATAGCAGAAAAACACCTAGAAGAATCTAAAGAACTAGCAGAAGCTTTGATGGAAAATAACATAATGCATATTGCAGAAGAGGCATTTGATCAACTTCAAATATGCATTGATGTACTGGATAAGCTTCAATCACTTGGAATAAACATTGAACAAATGTGTATGAGACATAATAAAAAGTTAGTAATGCGGAAATGGGTGGATAAAGGAGTTGTAAATATAACATGGCAGAGGAATGTGTAGTCTGTAATAATCTCTATGCTGAAACACACCACATAGTTTTTAGAAAGCAACAACCAGCTATGATAAATAGCCCTGTTAATAAAATCAGATTATGTGCAGTATGCCATAAAGGCAATAATGGTCCGCATCTAAATAGAGATATAGACCTTAATTATAAAAGGGGACTTCAAAAAAAGTTGGAGGACTTGTTTAAAACTAAAAATTGCTATACCGAAGATGAAGTTAAAAAAATATTAAAAATACCACAGAAAGATGCCTATAAGTTGGTCAAGCCATTACTAACAATTATTGAAGGTGATGAAGCTGGATATAGTAAGGAGGATATCATAAGACAAGCTATGGGTGGAAAAATATATTAAAAATAGGAGGATTCAAGAAATGGAAAACATGATTAATTTAGAAAACTTCGCTGATGGTGCTTTTGCTGAAAAAGTAAATATGGCATTAAGAGAAGTTTTAGCAAACATTACTGATCCAAATACTGATTATAAAATAAAAAGAAAGTTAACAATTGATATGACTTTTATATCAGATGAAGCCAGGGAATTAACTGAAGTAGCAATAATAGCAAAACCTAAATTAGCACCAAGTAAAGCGTTAGCAGCTAAGATTGTTATTGGAACTGATGGATCAGGTGGAATATTAGCAAGTGAGTATAGAAAACAAATACCAGGACAATCGACAATGAAGGTTGATGAAGAAACCGGAGAAATCATAACAACAGCTGAAGAAATAGATTTAAAAGGAATTAAGTTAGTTAAATAATTTATTGGAGGTATGTAAACATGGAAGGATTAAAAGAAGGATTTGAATATTTAGTTCAACTAGGAGAAGATAAGAAACCAATTATAGAAACACCACAAGGAACTTTTTCAACAGTAAGCTTAAGCAGAGTAAAGGAACCAAAGGCAGAGGCATTGGCAATAAGCACCTTAACAGGATTTGTAGATTATATTAAGAGCAATATTGATGCCATTGATACTAAGTTATTAATCCATGTAGTATCACCAAGTGTTGTAAAACTTTATGGACCATTAAATATAGATAGAGACAGAGAAACTTATTTAGCAGCAGGTGCAGATTTACCAAACAATATTCGATATGAAAGATTCTTAGATACAGAGGCATTCAATATAATGTTGCAAAGTTCTTTCACAGATCAAGGAGATAAAGAAATTTTATTAAAATATACAGGCTTAATCAAAGAAGAAAATGTAAAAGATACAGGTGATGATGGAATAAGCCAATCAGTAACAATTAAGACTGGAGTTGCAAGTGTGGGACAAGCACTTGTACCTAACCCAGTAAGTTTAGCACCATATCGAACATTTCCTGAGATAGAACAACCATTAAGTAAATTCATATTTAGAATGAAAGATGGCCCTACAGCAGCATTATTTGAAGCTGATGGGGGAGCTTGGAGAAATCAAGCAATATTAGGCATTAAAGAATATCTACAAGAAGAGCTTAAGGAAATTGAAAGTATAGAAATAATTGCATAGAGGTATATATTTTGAAGAATCCAGGAAAAGCATTTGAAGAAGATTTTAAAAAGTCAGTACCAAAGGATTACTGGGTATATAGATTTAAAGATGGTACCGCAAACTTTGATGGAGCTAAGAATGAAAATGTGAGGTTTCAAGCAAAAAATATATGTGATTTTCAGGTAATGACCAATAAACATTTATTCCTATTAGAACTTAAATCACATGCGAAAATAAGTATAGGATTTAGCTGCATAAGAGAAAATCAAGTAAAACAAATGTCAGAGATAGATCATCCAAAGATAAAAACTTACTTCATATTTAATTTTAGAGACTTGGAAAAGACATTTGCAATTGAAGCTAAGAAAGTAAAAGAGTATATGGAAACAGCTCAAAGAAGTTCATTTCCATTCAAATGGTGTGAAGAAAACGGGATTGAAATTCTATGTATCAAAAAAAGGACAAGATATCAGTATGATTTAGAAAAACTTTTTAGTATCAAATAAATCAATCATTAGTAAGCTTGCGGACAAGTTGTTTGAAACTGGTACAAGCTTACTAATTCAAAAAATGGGAGGAAATTATGAGTAAACAGTGGGTAGCATTAAGACTTAAGGATATGTATGCAATAAAACATGCCTTGCAATTGCAAGTTAAATCCAAAGAGAAGAGGCTTGAGGAACTAGAAAATATTCCTGATATTCCTGAAAAAGAGCAATTAGTTCAAGATATATCTCATGAAAGTTGGTTAGCTCAAAATATGGAAAATGAGATATTAGAATTTAGGGAAGCTAATAATATTCACTAGGATCCAGTATGCCAAGAAAGTTTAAAAGTGAAAGTATAGATGGACAATTATCATTATGGGATATAGGGATAAATGAAAATAAGGAGTCGTTCACAAAAAGTGAAGTAAATATACCAAAAACTGATGATAAAATCACAGAAACTGAAGAAAAAGTAACAAAAGTTCTCAATAATGCACAGATCGTTCAAAATGAGAATCTAATAGATAAGCTAAAAATAACACCAGAGCAGCAGAAATTTCTCAATGAAAATAAGGTAATGGAAAATGATAATTTATCAAGATTAATAAAGCAATGTTGTGGGTATTTAGCTATTGAAATATCGTATGAAGATTCATATGTAACAACCTATATTAATACGATAGGCATTAAAGAATTGGAATCACCTAAGAAAGTACAAGTGATTCCAATGGACAAAATACTGTATTATAAATCACTAGATTTTAAGGCAAATAATACACAGGAAGAAAAGTTACTGAAGATTAAGGATAAAGCCTTAAAAGTAATACGTAGAAAAGGTGATGAAAATATAATCGTTATTACTGAGAAGAATGTAATCAGTATAAATAGTATCGGCTGGGTACTTGAATGGAATGGTATCAAAGTCATCTATGATGAAGATGAAGTTGAAAAGGATGAAGTACTTCAGGAGGCGCAACTAATTGAAGAGAAATTAAATGTGGGAGATTCAGTAGAAGCAACATATGGAGGAGAAGTAATTCGAGGAGTTATTTCAAGAATTTATGGTCCAGGTAATGTAACCATAAACATTATTTTTGATGGAAAACATTCAGCATTCTTTAGGGGACAGGTTAGAAAGATACATGAATCAGCATAAGGCGGTAAATTAAGAATTGGAGGATAAGCACTAATGGAAATAACAGTGGGAGATTATAAGGTAAGAACAGATAGCTTACAATTCATAGTTGAAGGCAGAACAATAATTCAAGAAGGAAGGCTTACAAAAGCTGAAAACGTAGGTAAAGAACGATGGCAGCCAGTAGCGTATTGCACAAAGTTCGAAGATGCATTGAAATTTATTCCACAGAAAGTGTTCAGGGATAATGATGATATAAATATAATCAAGGAAAAATTGGAACAAATACAAGCTGATATTAAGGCTATAAAAGAAATACCTCAAATTGAGAATAAGGACTCAGTTACTATAACCAAAGAAGAATATAACAGTTTATTAGAATCTGATAATAAATTAACCGCATTAGAAGGTGCTGGAGTAGATAATTGGGAAGGTTACGACTATGCAATGGAAATGTTAAGAGAGGATGAAGAAGATGAACCCACAGGAACTAATGAATAAACTTGATACATGTATACTTGCTTTATCTCAAGGAAATATAGAACAAAAGAAATTAGGCTTAGAAAAAGCCAAAACAGAAAGAGATTATAGAATTAAATATAATCAAAAGATGCTGCAATTAAAAATGGACAAGTGCCAAGCAACATTAATTTCATCATTAGCAAAGAGTGATCCGGAAGTTGCAGAGTTAGGAATGAAAAAAGATATTGCAGAGAGTGCTTATTATACATGTATAAGTGCAACAGAGAATTTAAGACTTGAAATAGAAATAATAAGAACAAAATTAGCTTGGATGAGAGCAGAGTTAACAAATAGCTAGGAGGGCAATGTGATGATAGTAATTGAAGTCATACCCTTCAAGACATTTAAGGAGCGACTTCGATTAGTTAAAGAGTATGAGAGAAGAGGCAAAGTAGAAGTTTATACTGATTATGTTTATGTTGAAATGCGTGAGAAGGAGAGAGCAGCTGATGAATTATATAAAAGAGGCAGAGGAGTATTTAAGAAGTTACTCTGATTTAAAAGATTCAATAGTCAATATAAAAAAAGAATTAGAGTACTTAGAGTTAGAAATAACAGGAGCTAAGGCAATTGATTATAGTGGAATGCCAGGAGGAGGAGCTGCTTTACCAGATGATCGTTTAGTAAACCTATTGTATAAAAAGCAAGTAAAAGAAGCAGCGTTAGAATCTACAGAAAATACAGTTACACATATTAAAAATATCTTTGAAAATTTGAGTGGAGAAGAATCGAAAGTGCTCAAGGCATTTTATATTGAAGGACTAAGAGGAACAGCATTAGAAGAAAAATTCGAGCTATGTGAAAGGCAAGTATATAACCTAAGGCAGCCAGCAATAAGAAAATTTGCAAAGCAATTGTTTGGAATTAAAGCCATTGGGGAATAAGTGGGACAATCTAGTGAAAAAGAAAGTTCGAGTTAAGGCAACAATTGTTGCAGATGTATGGATAAATGAAGATGTTCAAGGAAATCAAGAAATTGATGATTATGAAGATATAAGGGATACATTAGAATTTGAAGTTATAGAGCAATAAGGAGGTACCTTATGATTGAAGTTTATACAGGAAAGATAGTCCAGGATAAAGCAGATAAAAATAAACATGAAATTGTTGCAATTGGAGTAGGTGGACAAGTTGTATGGTGCAGGAAAGCAGGAGATAGATATGGAGCTAGGACATATCAGCTTAAAGTAGAAGACTTGGAAGATATAAATGAATAAAGTAATTCTAATTGGAAGATTAACAAAAGATCCTGATTTAAGATTTCTACCAGGTAGTGGAGCTGCTACAACTAGCATTACTCTAGCAGTAGATAAATATAACACAAAGACTGGACAGAAAGAAGCCGATTTTGTTCCAGTAGTAATCTGGGGGAAACAAGCAGAGAGCACTGCCAATTATATGAGAAAAGGTCATCAGATGGCTGTATTTGGCAAGATTCAAACAAGAAATTATGAAAACAAAGATGGTAAAAAGGTTTATGTTACTGAAGTTGTAGCTCAAGAAGTTAAATTTTTAAGCAAAGCGGCTCAGGGACAATCTCAAAATTCATTTAATGATGATCCTTATTCAGGATTAGGTGATGATGATTTGGAACGAGTACAAGATGATGGAACAATGCCATTTTAAAACTTAGGTACTGATATTAGTATCAGTACCTACAGAAAGGGGAATAAACAAATGAATGATTTGCAGATTTTCAATAATGAACAATTTGGACAAGTAAGAATGCTTGAAATTGGTAATAAACCATATTTTGTTGCTACTGATATTGCAAAAGCACTTGGATATGCAAAACCAAATAACGCAATACAAGCACATTGCAGGTATACCCTAAAACACAGTATACCTCACCCACAAAGTGAAAGTAAGACTTTAGAAGTAAATGTGATTCCAGAAGGTGATATATACCGCCTTATTACTAATAGTGAATTACCAGGGGCAGAAAAGTTTGAAAGTTGGGTATTTGATGATGTATTACCGGCAATCAGAAAACATGGAATGTATGCAACAGATGAATTATTAGATAATCCTGATTTACTTATTGCTGCAGCTACAAAATTAAAAGAGGAAAGAGCTGCAAGGTTGGAAGCTGAAAAGAAGGTAAAAGTATTGGAGCCTAAAGGAGAATTTTATGATGATGTTGCAGGCTCAAAAGACAGTATTGAAATGGGGCATGTTGCAAAGGTTCTTGGAATCAGGGGCATAGGAAGAAATAATTTATTTTCATTGCTAAGAGATAAGAAGGTCTTGGACAGAAATAATATTCCTTATCAGCAATATGTGGACTGTGGCTATTTCAGAGTGCTAGAACAAAAATACAATGTCCCCAGTGGAGAAACCAAGATTAATATAAAAACAATGGTATTTCAAAAAGGTATAGATTTCATAAGGAAAAAAATTAAGGAACCATAAACAGCAAAGAAAGGTGGAATTATAATGGCGCATTGGTGTGATACATGGCCACATGTAATTATTGCTTCAGTAATATTAAAAGATAGTAAGATAAAGCTTTGGAAGGTGGGGCAAAATCCTTTAAATGACAAGTATAACATTCAAGGATTAATAAAAGAGCATCCAGAGTACTCTTATGAAGAAAAGAAATGGACTGTATATAATGATTTAGGTCACAATAAAGTATTTTATGAACATTCAAAGAATTGGTTTAAACAATGGGAATTACATCCTCAACATCTAGGTGGAAGTCCTTTTGTAGATGATGGTTTCGATTTTGAAAAGATATTTGGTGGAAGGTATGAGGTTGTTAAGCCTTTAAAGATAGGAGACTAAATGGATAAAAAAATAAAATGTAGATAGGACTCACTTCCAGGAGGTGAAAAGAATGTTTGAATTAAACAGACTATATAACCTAGATTGTATGTATGGTATGAAAGAGATCCCAGATAAATATTTTGAGTTAGCTATAGTAGATCCGCCTTATTTCAAAGGACCAAATAAAAGACAATATTATGGCAGGCAAATTAATAAACTCAATATAAAGAGAAAAGAATATAGTGAAATTCAAAGGTGGGATGTACCAAAAGAACAGTATTTTAATGAGTTATTAAGAGTATCAAAAAATCAAATTATATGGGGAATAAATTACTACGATGTTTACCTAGGCTCTGGAAGAATAATATGGGATAAAGTCAATGGAAATAGCTCGTATAGTGATTGCGAAATAGCTTATTGCAGTACTCATGATTCAACTAGATTATTTAGGTATATGTGGAATGGGATGAATCAAGGTAAATCAATAAGTGAAGGACATATAATGCAAGGTGATAAGAGTAAAAATGAGAAAAGGATTCATGCTACACAAAAGCCAGTCAATCTATATAAATGGATATTAATGAATTATGCAAATCCAGGAGATAAAATACTAGATACTCATGTTGGTAGTGCATCAAGTTTAGTTGCATGTCATGAAATGAGATTTGATTTCTTGGGATTTGAATTGGATAAAAATATGCATGAGCTGGCCAGTAAAAGATTATCTAATTCAATGAATCAAATGAATATGTTTAATGCAATGTAGAATTGACATAACAACTATGGGGGTGAACATGTGATACAAACACTAGAACTATTTGGTGGAGTAGGAAGTCCAAGAGTAGCATTTAGGAATATAGGTGTACCAGTAAAAGCAATAGACTATGTTGAAATAGATGAGAAGGCAGTAAGAAGTTATAATTCAATATTCAAAAAAGATTTGGAATATAAGACACAATCAGTTGTTGGGTATAACTTAAAGCCTGATATTCTTATTCATGGTTCACCTTGCCAAGACTTTTCTATTGCTGGACACCAAAAAGGAGCGGATAAAGGAACTGAAACAAGGTCAAGCTTGATGTGGGAAACAATTAATATAATTAAACAAATGGGAGTATGGAAGCCGAGGATCGTAATATGGGAAAATGTCAAAAACGTACTTTCAAAGCATATGAGGCATAATTTTAATAAGTACCTAGAAGAACTGCAAAACATGGGATATACAAGTAACTTTGAAATCTTAAATGCAATGGATTTTGGATTACCACAAAGCCGAGAAAGGGTATTCACTATAAGCTGCTTAGATGGAACATTATTTAATTTTGGAACACTAGAAAGAAAGGCAATGAGGAATATATCGGAGTTTTTAGAAGATACTCAAGAGGAAAAATATATTGTATCTCAGCCTAGTATGATTAAAAAGATAGAAAATCCTGATGGCAGTTTTGGCGGAAGAGTACAAGTTATTAAAGATTATTGTACAACAATAACTACTAAGCAAATGAGGTGCCCCAATAGTGGTGTTATAGATATTGGTAATGGAAAGTACAGATATCTAACTGAGAGAGAGTGCTGGAGATTGCAAGGTTATTCAGATGAAGATTTTGAAGCAGCATTAAAGGTACATCCAGGAAAAGAAGGAAAACTTAATGGAGCATTATATAAACAAGCAGGGAATAGTATCCCAGTACCAATTTTTGAAAGTATTTTCAAACAAATATTAATAAGTTAAAGGTAGGAGGGGGAGCATGGAAAAGCCAATTTTATTTAATACAGAAATGGTTAAGGCTATTTTAAAAGGTCGGAAAACAACTACTAGAAGAATTATAAAGAGAACATCAAGTAATGACGAACCTTGTGGATATGGGTTTTGGAAAGAGTATAACGAAGATAATAAACGTTGGTATATTAAAGATTACACACATGCTTGCGTTTGGTGGACATTAGAAGAGTATATAAGAAAATTTAGTAAATATCAAATTGGAGATATTCTTTATGTAAGAGAAACATGGTTAGCACATTCAAGAGGACTTAATACCATAGCTATTAAATATAAAGCTGATGATGCAATTAATGAGTGTGTTTCATTCACAAAAGAAAGATTTAATAAGTTTTATAAATTTGCAGATCAAGAGAAGTGGCAACCATCATTGTTTATGCCCAAAGAAGCAGCAAGGATATTTCTAAAAGTTACTGATGTTAGAGTTGAAAGACTTCAAGATATAGATTATGACAATCTAATTTCAGAAGGTACTGAAATACCAAGATTTGCAACAGAAGAAGCATTAAAGGTAAATTTTAAAAATCTATGGAATGGCACATTAAAGAAAGATTTAGTAAAAGTATATAGTTGGGATACTAATCCTTATGTGTGGGTAATTCAATTTGAAGTAATTGAAAGATAAGACAAATTTCAAAAATATTTCATAGACTTTTAAAAAAACATGTGTTTTAATTAAGATATCAAATAGGGAACACAAAAGGAGTTCAATCAAAACGGTTGAGCTCCTTTTGTTATGCCTAAAAGGAGGTGAGGAGGATGAAAGTGGGGCAAATATTAAGAGAAAATCAGGAAGATGTATATAAACAACTTAATAGCAAGCTTAAAAAGAGACGAAGGAGGAGAAAAAAGAAAAGAGATACTAATTCTCTCTCCTTCTCAGACGTGGAAAGTTTAATGAGACATGATAGCTATACCAGAGGAAAAGGTGGAGCTATAAAACAAAAGACATGGGGGAATAGCTAATGCAAATAGAATTAATTTATATCGATAAAATAAAACCATATGAGAATAATCCAAGAAATAATGATGCAGCAGTTGAAAAAGTTGCAGAAAGTATAAAGGAGTTTGGCTTTAAGATACCAATAGTAGTTGATAAGGATAATATTATTATTGCCGGACATACAAGATATAAAGCGGCTAAGAAGTTATTACTAGAAAATATTCCAGTAATAAAAGCAGATGATCTTACAGAGCAGCAAGTAAAAGCTTTTAGAATTATGGATAATAAATCATCTGAGTTTGCAACCTGGAATTATGAAGTATTACTTTCAGAAATGGATAGCTTAAAGCTAGATGATTATGATTTAGATCTTACTGGTTTTGAATTAAATGAGCTTGAACAATTAGAGGATAAGTACTCTCCAAAAGAAATTCAGGAAGATGAAAGCTTTGATGTTGATGAACAGCTAGAAAACATAGAGGAACCTAAAAGTAAAAAAGGGGACATATGGTTACTAGGAAATAACAGGCTTTTATGTGGAGATAGTACATCAAAAGAAGATGTGGCCAAATTAATGGATGGCCATAGAGCAAAGTTAGTATTTACAGACCCACCATATAACGTAAATTATGAAGGTGGTACCGAGGATAAGTTAACAATTGCAAATGATAATATGTCAAATAATGATTTTTATGAGTTCCTATCAAAAGTATTCAATAACTATTATGAGAATATGGAAGATGGAGCTCCTATTTATGTTTGCCATGCAGATAGTGAGGGAGAGAACTTTAGAAGAGCATACAGGGAATCCGGATTAAAATTAGCTGAATGCATTATCTGGGTAAAGAATACTTTTGTTATGGGAAGACAAGATTATCATTGGAGGCATGAGCCAATACTTTATGGATGGAAAGAAGGAGCTGCTCATTATTTTGTAGATGATAGGACACAAGATACAGTTTGGGAAATTCCAAAGCCAGCAAGAAATTCAGAGCATCCAACAATGAAACCTTTGGCATTATGTGCTAGAGGAATAAAGAACAGCAGCAAACCAAATGAATTAGTAATAGATTTCTTTGGAGGTAGTGGATCAACATTGATGGCAGCTACTGAATTAAATCGAGTATGCTATACAATGGAATTAGATGAAAAATACACTGATGTAATTGTTCTTAGATATATAAATCAATATGGAGCTGATGGAGTTTATCTATTAAGGAACAGTGAAAAAATACCTTATTCAGAAGTTTAATTAAGTTTCATAAAAACCTTGCTATTACTGTGTTTTAGAGTGATTAATGTACTAACGAAAAACACAGCTGGAGGTAAGGAATATGAAAAATCAAGCATTTGGAGTTGAAATTGAATTAACAGGATTATCAAGAAGAAAGGCTGCAAGAGTTTTAGCAGAATATTTTCAAAATGAAGAAACACATAAAAGTTCATATGATAGGTATGAACTTAAAGATAACAAGGGAAGAATATGGACCATAATGAGGGATTCAAGTTTAAGGGCAGAAAAGAAAACACGAGGGAATATTATTTCAGCTGATGATGAATATCGAGTTGAGTTTGTAACACCTATATGTAAATATGAGGATATAGAAACTATTCAGGAAATTATAAGGCTATTAAGAAAAGCCGGAGCAATAGCAAATGATAGTTGCGGAATACATATTCATGTAGATGCATCAAAACATGATAAAAGAAGCCTGAAGAATATTGTAAATATTTTTTATAGCAAGCAAGACTTAATATATAAAGCCTTAGAGGTAAATAATAATAGGGAAAATTATTGCAAAAAGCTTGAGCCGATTTTAATAGAAGAGATCAATAGTACCAGAGTAAAAGATAAAGATGATATAGCAGATGCATGGTACAAAAGATATAGGGAGTCAAGAAGTAACCATTATAATTCAAGTAGGTATCATGGATTAAACTTACATGCAACTTTTACAAAAGGAACGGTTGAATTTAGACTATTTAATGGCACTACCCACGCAGGTAAGATAAAAGCATATATTCAATTTTGCCTAGCAATAAGTAACCAAGCCTTAATTCAAAAATCAGCAAGTAGAAAAATAACCCAAACTACAAATGATAAATATACATTTAGAACTTGGCTTTTAAGACTTGGACTAATAGGAGATGAATTTAAAACCTGCAGAACTCATTTATTAGCAAACCTAAAAGGAGATACTGCATTCAGACATAGCAGAGCTGCATAAAAGGTTGGGAGAAATCCTTGCCTTTTTATTTTCTAAGAAAACTCCTTAGGGAGAGATAAGCATGGGAAGAAGAACTAAATTTAGTAATGAAAAACTAGAAGAAGCTAAGAAGCTTGCAAAGGAAGGTTATACTGATGAAGATATAGCCTTTAAATTAAACATAGGTATTAGAACTTTATATGATTGGAAAAATAAATATCCGCAGTTTATGCAGGCCCTAAAAGAAAATAAGGACTATTTTGATGATAAAGTAGAACAGGCATTACTTAAAAGGGCATTAGGATATGAATATGAGGAAACTGAAATAATAGCAAGTAAGGATGGTAAGAATTCAAAGGTAAAGAAAACCAAGAAGGTAATACCACCGGATACTACAGCTATTATTTTTTGGTTGAAAAACAGAAATCCGAAAAAGTGGAGGATTTACAAAACCAACTTTAAATAAGGGCGAGGTGGTGAAAATGAAATATGGCTAGGCAAAGAAGTCCTAATCGAGATAGAGCTTTTGAAATTTTCAAAGAACATAACGGTAATATTCAAAATAGGGAAATTGCTAATATTTTAGATACTCCTGAAAAAACTATTTCTGGTTGGAAAGTAAAAGATAAATGGATTGAAAAATTAAATGGAGTACTCCAAACAAAAATACGGAGTACTCCAAAAGAAAAAAAGAAAAGAGGAGCACCAAAAGGCAGTAAAAATGCTTTAGGAAATAGAGGCGGTCATGGTGGTCCGATAGGAAATAAAAAAGCAGAGAAGTTTGGATTCTTTTCTAAGTATTTGCCTAAAGAAACCTTAGAAATAATAGAAGCCATTGATGAAAAAGATCCACTTGATATTATTTGGGAAAATATTCAGATACAATATGCTGCTATATTAAGAGCACAAAATATAATGTATGTGAAAAGTAAAGATGAAATGATTAAGGAAATCAAAAAGAAAAAGGAATCTTATTCTGAAAATGGTGAGAGCAATGAAATAGAATACGAATTTCAATTTGCTTGGGATAGACAAGCTACTTTTCTTAATGCGCAAAGTAGAGCTATGGCTGAATTAAGAAGTCTAATTAAACAATATGATGAAATGCTTCATAAGAATTGGGAGTTAGCTACAGATGAGCAAAAGGCAAGGATTAATAAATTAAGAGTAGAAATTACTAAGATTACTGGTGAAGATGAACCTGATGTTGAAGATGATGGATTCTTAGAAGCACTAAAAGGCAGAACAGCTGAGGTGTGGAAGAATGAATAAGAAGAAAAAAGAAAAATCTTTCAAATTCAAACCTTTTTCAGATAAACAAGTTCAAGTTTTAACCTGGTGGAATGCTGTATCACCAGTAGCGAAAAAAGATATATTGATTGCTGATGGTTCTGTTAGAGCTGGTAAAACAATAGTAATGTCATTATCTTTTATTATGTGGGCCACAGAGGAATTTGAAGAAGAAAACTTTGCTTTATGTGGAAAAACAATAGGATCACTTAGAAGAAATGTTATAAAACCACTTAAGAAAATGCTTAAAGGTAGAGGATATAAATGCAAAGATCATAGATCTTCAAATGAAAACTATCTTACTATCTCTAAAAATGGTCATAGTAATGATTTTTATTTATTTGGTGGTAAGGATGAAGGATCTCAAGATTTAATTCAAGGTATTACATTAGCTGGAGTTTTATTCGACGAAGTTGCTTTAATGCCACAATCATTTGTTAATCAAGCTACTGCAAGATGCTCAGTTGATGGAGCCAAGATGTGGTTTAATTGTAATCCAGATGGACCATATCATTGGTTTAAAGTAGAATATCTCGATAAGTTAGAAGATAAAAACGCAGTTCATTTACATTTTACTATGGATGATAATTTATCTCTTAGTGAAGGTGTTAAAGCTAGATATAAAAAGATGTACTCAGGTATATTCTATAAGCGTTATATTCTAGGTTTATGGTGCCTTGCAGAAGGGGTAATTTATGATATGTTCAATGAGGACATGCATAAGGTTGAAACTGTCAATAGACGATATGAAAAGTATTATGTAAGTATCGACTATGGAACACAAAATGCAACTGTATTTTTGCTTTGGGGATTATATCAGGATAAATGGTATATTGTTAAGGAATATTATTATAGTGGTAGAGATGCAAGTATACAAAAGTCAGATGTTCAGTACTCTAACGAATTAAAAAAATTCTTAAATGGAATAATCCCAATAAAAATAATAGTGGATCCAAGCGCAGCAAGTTTTATAACTCAGTTAAGGCAAGATGGATTTAAAAATGTGTTACAAGCTCAGAATGATGTATTAGATGGTATAAGAACCGTTGCTAGTGCATTAAATCTAGGCTTATTTTACGTTAATGATATATGTATTGAAACTTTAAAGGAATTTAGTTCTTATGTTTGGGATCCTAAAAAGTTAGACCATGGAATCGAAGAAGTATTGAAAGAAAAAGACCACTGCATGGATGCAATGAGATATTTTGTGTATACAATCCTTAGATATGATATTGAAGCTAAATATAATGATTCAGTATATCAAAAAGGTAAAGGTGTTGTTAATAAAGCAAGTGATCCGTATAAGAGAGGAGGCACAATATTTTAATGGAAAGTAATGAAGAAAGACAAGCTAGAACAGTAAGAGATACTTTATTAAACTTGCCAGATACAGAACTACATGAAAGAAGAAAAGTAAGAAGAGATTATGCTTTTTATAAAGGAAAGTCAGTAAACTTAAAGTTAGCTAAAGAAACTAAGGATAAGGCTTTATATGGCCAGAATTGGGAAACAGATGATAATTGCGACTATAAACCAACTCAAGATATTAGAAATAAAGTCAAGCCACTTTTAAAAAAGCAAGCACGTTGGATGTTTGGAAAAGAACCTACAATAATGTTTAAACCAAATGATTTCAAAGATAAGGATAAATGCGAGGAACTTAGAAGATTTATTGATGATATCTTTGAAGCGAATAATTTTTGGAGCAATACTAGAAAAGCATTTTTAGAGGCAACAATAAAGAAAAGAGTCCTATTGAGAGCTGAAGCTAACCCTAATATCCCACTTGTAATCAAGTATGAAACTATAGAGAATTTCTATTATAAAGAAAAAAACGGTATTTTGTTAAAAGTCATGTTCTTTGAAGAAGACGAATTAAATGTATATCGAGAAGCGGATTCAGATAAGATTTATTATTTGCATACTTATTATTATAAAGTAAATGAATCAACTGGAGAACGTCAAGCATGGTACATGAAACAAACTTATAAAAATACCGACTTACAAGAAGAATTAACAATAGATCAAGATACAGGTTTTTCTACTATTCCATGCTGGCTAATAAAAAATGGAGGAGAGCTTAACGATAGCTTTGGAGAAAGTGATATTACAGAGCTTGAGGATGCACAAAACCAATATAACAGAAGAATATCAGATTTTGCAGATGCATTGAGATTTCAGCTATTTGGTGCAGAAACTGTAATTGATGGTAATGCAGAGGATGTTAATAATTTTACTATAGCACCTAATGCACTTCATGCTGTAAGAACTAGAGATGAACTATTAAGTTCAGGAAAACAAGCCACAGTTCAAAGACAAGAATATAATATCGGTAATTCAGCTGCTATGGAATCTTATTTAGATAGAGCAGAGAATGATATGAATTTTGCCTTAGATATGCCTAAATTAAGCGATTTAAACAATATACCAAGTGCTAAGGCTATGATATATCTATACAATGATTTAATCGCTAGGTGTGGCGAAAAGTGGAATGATTGGGAAAGACCTTTGCTTGGACTAATAGATTTTATTCTAGAAGTAGGAAAAGTCTGCTATCCAAAAACATTTAATTCAGAGTGGTCAAGCTTACAATATACAAAAATACTAAAGCAAAACTTCCCACTACCAAGTGATGAAGATGATAAGAAAACAATGGCTATTTCAGAGGTTAAGGCAAATGTTAGAAGTAGGAAGAGCTATATTAAAGAATTTAGTGATGAAGAAGACTCAGAAAAAGCATTTGAAGAAATACTTGGGGAAATGTCTCAGATAACTAATGCTGAAACTGATCAGTATAATAAAAGTCTTGATACTGAATTAAATGATGGTAATACTGAGGTAGAATAATGAGTCTTTATGAAGAAGCTATTTTAAAAGCCAGAAAGAAGTTCATTAGTCTTAATAAAACTCAGGAAAAAGAACTCTTAAAGCTTTATAAAGAGTTAGCTAATCAGCTGAGTAGTCAGATAGCTAGTTGCAGCACAACCTCACAGGATGCATATTTAAGAAAGTTAAATGAAATTGTACAAGTTAACATTAAGCAGCTTAATGGCAAATTAAATTCTATGATTGGAGCTAATATAGAAACTAGTTCACAGATTGCTGGTACTGCTGAAAGTGTATATTATCAATCAATTACCAAAGATACAGCGCTCATGGCAATATTTAAATCAATGCCTATAAATAATTCAAGAAAAGTAGTAAGTAAGCTTATCCAAGGAAATTATTATAAAGATGGTAAAACATTAGATCAAAGGCTTTGGAATATTACTCAAAAAAATAAGAATGATATAAATACACTTATTAAGGTTAATGTACTAAAAGGCGCCAATGCTAGAGAATTAGCTAAACAAGTAAATCAATATGTTAATCCAACTAAAGTATTAAAGGCTCATGCATTAGAAGATGGAATGAGTAAAAATATAGCTTATCAGTCTCAAAGGCTTGCTAGAACATCTATTACTCACGCTTTCTCTGAAACTAAAATTGAGAATGCAAAGACTAATCCTTTTAATAAAGGTATCAAGTGGAATTTAAGTGCTAGTCATTATGCACGAATGCATGGAAAGACTGATGTATGTGATGATTATAATGGCAGGGTATTTAAACCAAACGAAGTGCCACTACAACATCCAAACTGTTTATGTTATTTTACAGAGGAAAATACAGATATTGACCAGGCACTTAAAGAATTAAAGGCTTGGACAAAAGGTGAAAAGAATCCTAAATTAGATAAGTGGTATGAGGCAAGTAAAGATCAAGGTTCTGAAAAGCAAAGTAATGTAGTGCCTATTAAGAAAGAAACTAAATGGAGTGATGCTAAGCCAAAAGATACCCAGTTTAAAAATAAGAAGGAGATAAAAACTCACCTTGAAGAAAATTATAATATTAAATTTTCAGACAGTACTAAATATCCCATTCAAAAAGATATACTGCAGGATTCAGTTAATTGGTTAGATAAATTCCATAATTATTTTGAAGGCTTTAAGGAAATAGATCCAGTTGAGTTACCAGCAATAAAAGTTAAGGCAGGAATTAAGCCAGTAGGATATTATCAATTCTACACTAAAAAGCCACAAGCACTAGAATTGGTTTTAAATGGTGAATATTTTTCAAATAAAGAGTATAATATTAAATATATAAAAGAATGTATCGATAGCAAATGGACAGTATCTAATGCTAAAGGACATAAGACCTTTGTACATGAATATGGCCATCATATCGCAAATTCTTTAAAATGGCTTGATGAGGGTAGCGGAATAATTAGCACTAACTGGTGTAAGGATTTCATTAACGATACTATAAAAGAATATAATAAAAAATATAGTAAAAATATTAGTTTCAAAGATATAGCGAAAATTGTTAGTAGGTATGGTGGAACTAAACCAGAAGAAGCATTTGCAGAAACTTTTGCAGAGTATTTTGGTGGAGATAATCCAAGAGAATTTGCTCAAGTATTTGGTGAACAGGTTGAAAAGAAATTAAAGGGCTATATAAATAAGGAGTGATAGGTTATGGAATTAAAAGAGCCTAAGTTTATGAGTACTGAATATGCTTATTATGATGATGAAGGACTTAAAATAAAAGAAGATGCTCCACAATGGGTAAAAGATGAGTATAAAGCTTTTATGGAGGAGATAGCATCTAATGAAATAAGTGAATAATCAAATATATTTCTACTATGCATAATAAAATTTCAAAAACATTTCATGGATTTTAATAATTTTAACTAATATAATTAAAATATAGATTTTGTGATAGAAAATAACACTTGCTGAAACAGTAGGTGTTTTTATTTTGCTAAAAAATAGAGAGGTAGAATTTATGAAAGTAATGTGTGATGAATGTCATCAAGAATTTGAGATCAAGCATAAAACAGAATATTTGGGCGCTATGATAACTGAAACTTATTTTAAGTGTTCTCATTGTGATGAAAAGTATATTGTAAGATTGGATAATAACTTGACTAGAAGGTTACAAAATAATATCAAAGCCCTAAAGGTTGCATTATTATCTAATAAGTTGACCTATGGCCTTAGAAAATCACTTAATAAAGCCTTAGATGATAATATTAATGTTCATAAGCAAGCTATGAAGATGTTAATGAAGGGGGAGTATTCATGGAGATACCAAGCAAAGTAAGAATAGGCAGCACAGATTATGAGGTGAAGCTAACTAAAGAAAATTTAGTATGTGATGGTAGAGAATGCGTTGGAACTATAGATTATGGTTTTCACATTATAAATATTCAAGAAGGTATTCAAGATAAACAAGCTCAAGAAATAACATTCTTACATGAATTATTACATGGAATTGTTAGAGAGAGAAACTTAGAAATTGAAAATGAAGAATTAGTTGTTGAAGAAATTTCAAGAGGATTGCATCAAGTTATTAGGGATAATGCAGAAATATTTATAGAAAAATGTGTAGTAAGCTATGATCCATATATAGTCAAAACTAAAAATGAAATTAATATAAATGAAATAGCTGAGGAAATTACAAGAAAACTAAGTGATTCATTAAAATTAGCTAAAAGATAAGCCTTATAAATATAAAAGTGAAAGAAGTTCTGGTGGAGTGTGAGGAACGGAGTAGCTTACTATAAGGCTTATTTTTATATTTAAATTCAGGAGGAATTTATGAAACCAGTTAAAACAGAGAATAGTAATGCAGTTCTTAAAGGTTATGAGAATGTTGAAGATTTACCTATAACCAGGCTACAGTATGAGGATGGAACTCATGCAGTAGAGAGTTGCTGGGAATTATCTAAAGAAGAATTAGAAAAAATTAAGGAAACAGGTAAAGTATTTTTTGTATGTATAGGAGATACACATCCACCTGTATTATTGAGTGCTAAATCACAGCTAGAGTCTTAAGAAATTAAGGCTTTATACTTTTGTGAAAAATTAAATTATAGATAAAGGAGGAATTCATAAAATGGCACACATTAAAGAAATAATAGGAGAAGAAGCATATAATGCTCTTTCAGAAGACAAAAGAAAAGAATTAGGTAAAAAGGATTTTGAAGATATCTCTAACGGAGATTTTGTTCCCAAAAGTAAATTTGAACAGGTAAGTGATCAGGCTAAAGAATATAAAAAGCAAGTTGGAGAAAGAGATACTCAACTTAAAGATTTAAAGGATCAATACAAAGATGTTGATGGGTTGAAGGACAAGGTTACTGAACTTGAAAATGCAAATAAAACTCAAAAGGACACTTATGAGAAACAATTATCTGATATCTCATTCAACAATGCCTTAGAAAAAGGGTTAGGAGCTTTTAAAGTTAAGGATAAGGCTTTAATAATGGCCTTGATTAATAAAGAAAATCTTAAAGTTGATGGAGATAACATCATAGGCCTTAAAGAGCAAATTGAACCACTTCAAAAGTCACATGAATATCTATTTGAAAAAGAAATTAATGGAACTGGTTCATTTGGAACCGGTGGAAGTAGTAGCCAAACAACATCATCAGATGGAAAAGAAAACATAGCTACAGTTTTAGGAAAACACAGAGCAGAGGCAGCTAAAAGCAAGAGTATTCTTGATTTTGCAAAATAAAAAATATAAGGAAGGTGTGAACACACATGAGACAAACTTCAACTACTGTTTATGGCAGCCAAGAGAAACTAAGATTAATTGCAGGAGATCATTTTATTGCACTACCAATGAAAATCAAAAAAGCAGATGTGGCATCATTACTTAATACAGATGAAGTACTTAAAGCAGGTAAATTAGTAACTTCAGGTGGAAAGGTAGTAACTACAACTTCAACAACGTCAGATGCTTATGGAATCATATATCAAGATGTAAATTTCAAAAATTCTATGGCAGATGATAATGGAGATGTTTATGAAGTTGGTGCTGTATTAATACATGGTGTGGTTTATGAATCTGCTATAAGTTTAGATGCCATTAATGGTGCAGTAGAGAAAGCGGCATTAAAGCAAATAATTTTTGGAGCGTAGGAGGTAAAAATTAATTATGATTAATTTACAAGATTATATTAATTCGCAAAATATAGCTCTTTATATTAAAGAGTTACCAGTAGAAGATACAATAGACAGGACATTGTTCCCAAATAAAAAAGTATTAGGGACTAAGTTAGAGCAGGCAAAAGGAGCAAAACAAAAGGCTGTTGCATTAAGACAAAGTACTTTTGATGTTGCTGCTAAATTAAGAAGTTTAAATGCAAAAGTAGATATAACAACTACTGAAATTCCATTTTTTAAAGAAGCTGTTGGAATTGATGAAACTACAAGAAGAGAAATAATTAATGCTATGAACTGTAACAATGAAAATATTGTTAATGCAGTCTTAGAACAAGTATTTGAAGGACAAGCAAATCTTATCAGAGGTGCTGAAATTATTGCAAAAAGAATGAGAGCGCAAGCGTTGCAAACTGGCAGAATAGTATATTCATCTGATCCGACTGATGGAAATGTTGTTGTTGACTATGGTGTACCATCTAATCATAAGGTAACTTTAACTGGAACAGATAAATGGACTGATCCAAGTGCTGATATAGTAGGAGATGTAAAAGCATTTCAAAAGGTAATGACAAATGATAACTGTCCAAAACCAAATATCTTATTAATGACAGAAAAGACTTTTGATGAAACTTTTGTAGTTAATACTGCTATATCAGATCATATTAGAAATAGCAATGTTAATACTCTTAGAATTTTAGGTCAATCTGATTATGTAGATTTTGCAAAATTAGTTTTAGGATTGACAGTTGTCTTTTTAGAAGATACAACTTATTATCCATATGAAGGAGCGGCTCCAACACCTTATTATGAAGATTATAAAGTTACATTTATGAGTGGAACTACCTTAGGCAATACAGTTTATGGTACAACACCTGAAGAATTTGATTTAACTAGAGGTAGTGGAAAAATTGATACTACAATTGTAGGTGAAGGAACAGCAGTTACAACAATGGTTAAAGAAGATCCAGTAACAGTAGACACAAAAGTATCTGTAATGCCTATCGTAAGCTTTGATAGGGCTGATGAAGTATTTTTTGCTACTGTTGGTTAAAGAGTAGATTAAACCTACTCTTATTTTTATTAATGGAGGTAAATTAAAATGGCAGCAAAAACAACATATAGTGCAATTGCAAAGAAATTTATTAAATATAATGGAAAGTTTATAAAAGAAGGAGAAAAATTCAACGTTAAAATTGAAGATGCAGAAGAAATGAAGGTACATGCTGATATAAAAATTCCTGCAACAGAAGGAAATCAACAAGATGGTAATCAGGATGGCAATCAACAAGATGGTAATCAGGATGGCAATCAGGATGGTAAGGCAGGTGCATAATTATGGCACTTACCGCTTTGCAACAATTACAATTAAATCTTAATGAAGCGGAATATCCTTACTTTACTGATGAACAACTAAACTCATATCTAGAGATGTATGGTAATAATGTTCTTTTGGCTAGTTGGAGATTATGTCTTGTCAAAGCTAGTACAGATGATGAGATAAAAGTTGGTTCAATTGAGGTAAGTTCATCAAATAGTGATTATTGGAATAACTTAGCGGCTATGTATAAGACTGATTATGAAGCACAACAGGCAATAGTAACAGGTGGCACAAGCGGTTATAGAACTTCAATGAGAAGAAGTGATCGTCAATGAGTAAACTGAGTTCAAAAAAGATAATAAAGGTTATTAATAAGGCCATAGCATTAAATCCGACTGAAATAACATTTACTCAAGTAAGTAAAAATGAAGTAGATGGAGCTTGGGAAGAAGTAGTAAATGAAAAAACTATTACAGTATTAATTTATCTTGGAAGTTCTGAAACTTCAAATAGTGTAGAAAGTAAAACTGAAGGAACGCTTTATGTTAATAATAAGTATAAAATGGTTGCAGATAAGGATGCCGATTTAGAAGTTAATCCAAAAGAATCAATAAAATTTGAAAGCAATGGAGAAAAATTCGAAATCAAAGCAGTATACCCACAGAAAGTTGAGAATACTATATGTGGGTATATATGTGACTTAGAGAGGATTAATTAGCATGTTTGAAGTAATTGATTTTATAAATAGAAAAAAAGCTGGGATGTCTTTACTTTGTAATTTAATTGCTAAAGATTTTGAACAACAGGCTCAATCAAATGCTAAGTGGACAGATAGAACAGCTAATGCTAGGCAAGGTTTAAACGGTGGTTCAGAGGGTTCCAATGGTGATTACACTATTTACGTGGCTCATGGGGTCGACTATGGTGAAATATTAGAAGAAGGCTCTAAACCACATGAAATAAGACCTAAAAATGCTAAAGGACTTTACTGGAAGGGTGCTGCACATCCTATGAAAGTAGTACATCATCCAGGTACAAAAGGCTTTCATACAATTGAGGATACCCTTAATGAAAATAAAGATAAAACTATAGAAAGAATACGTGAGTATTGGGAGGATTAATATATGAGGGCAGGAATTAGGCAATATTTATTAGATACAATTCCAGAACTTAAAGGTTGCTATGAACCTACAGTACCCACAAAAGATACTTTAAAGCCTTACGCAGTTGTTTTACAAGGTCCTGATGATGATAACGGAGAAGTGGTTGGTTTTAAAAGAACAATAGAAATATGGCTTTATGAAACAAGAACTACTTTTAAAAATTTAGATTCATTAGCAGATAAAGTGATTAAGTCTTTAAATATGCAAGTAATTGAGGATACAAAGGCAAATGAGACATTTACTTGTCGATTTGGAGGCACAATAGGACAAGATGTTATTGATGAGGAATGGAACGCTATAGCTAGAGGATTAAGATTTACTATTATAGCACTTCATGAAGAAGATGAAGTTAATACTGATGCTTGGTTAGATGCTTTAAGTGAATACACTAAGACTATCACAGATCATACAGTATATCTAAATAATTGGAAAAAGAATTTTGAGGTACCTTCAGTATTGTGGAGAGTAAAAAGTCAAAGCAAGGAAAGAGAAAATTATGCTCTTATAAAAGAAAGTAAAACACTTGTATGCCATATTGCAAGTAATAGTAAGAATGAAATTAATAAGTTACTAGATGATATTGAAGAGAAGCTTATTACTGATTTCAAGGTACCTTTAGATTTAGCAGATAAACGCTATTTAACGATTCAGAGAATAAGTGAAGATAGAGAAGCGGATATGTTAAGTGAAGGTCAATTAATAGTTGAGTTTTTCAGGAGAAAGATGATAGAAAATAACACACCAACTATAAACAAAATTAATAGTAATGGGAACTTAAATGAGGAGGTATAAATATGGAGGAGAGCACAGAAAAAGTACAAGAAGATAATTCTTCAATAGATGCAAGTACAACAGTCAATAATGCTGCACAGGAGGAAATTACAGTGGAAGAAACTTATAAAACACAATATTTAATAGATAATTGTAAGGTACTTGGCTACAAAAAAGAAATTGTGGCAGGTGCTTTTTTAAATTGTGAAAAGACAGAAATGACAAAAACAGAATTTGAAGCAACAATTAAAAATTTCTTAGGAAAGAAGGTTAAATAATGGCAGGAGATTGGAGCGAAACTAATAAACCTACGTTAGCCGGCTTTTATAACAGATTCAAGACTATAGCAGAAAATAGAATTGAATCGGGAACAGATGGAGTTCATGGGATGCCGATAAAAGCTAATTGGGGACCAACTAAAACTGTAACATCTATAGATGGTGAAACAAATTTAATTAAAATTTTTGGCCAAGAAAACACAGCATACAAATTAGGTAGATTAGCTTTGCTTGGACAACCAAAAGAGCTTTTACTTTATAGGTTAGTTGATGGATCTGAGAAAGCTGCAGAACTAAATTTGAAAAATACTGCAACTACTCCGGCTGATGTTATTAAAATTCAAACTAAATATCCAACTACTAGAACATTTAATATTACAATTCAAACTAACATAGTAGATTCAAATCAAAAAGATTTAATTCTATATGAAGGCACAAAGCAATTAGTAAATATTTCAGGATTAAGCGGAACTATTGATGAAATAGTAAGTGCAATTAATAGTAATACTGACAATGAATATATAGTTGCAATAACACTTTCAGGTGCGACTGGAACATTAGCTAATATAGTTAATCAAGCATTAACTGGAGGTAATGCTGGTACTGCTGCAATTACTAATGAGGAATATCTTAACGCTATGACGACATTTGAGGGATATGATCTTGATGCATTTACATTAGATGGTATTTCAGATGTTTCATTAATAGCAAGTGCTCAAACTTGGGCTGATACTCAGAAAGAAAACGGAAATGATTTTCAACTATTTGTAGGAGGTTCGAGTGATACAACATTAGATGAAGCTAATGCACTTTCAAAGCAATTAAATAGTGAAAATGTAGTTAATATAGGAGATCCACTTTATTATAATGATGTTTTATATTCACCCGCAGAAGTGGCAGTTTATGTTGCCGCTTATAGTATAGGATTAGCTTTAAAAGATAGTGCATGTAATAAAAGTACTATCTTTTCTAAAATGAAAACTAAACATAGTAAGACTGAAAGAATTGCTGCATTAAAAGCAGGAACTTTAGTTTTTGATGAAAAAGATGGAAGTGTAATAATCGTTGATGATAAAAACACTTTTACAGAATATACAGACGATAAAGGCGAAGTTTTTGGATATATAAGAGCAGTAAGATTTAGAAATACTGTTGATAAGGATACTACTGTAAGCGGAGATGCTTATGTAGGAAATACATTAAATGATACAACTGGTCAATTAAGTGTTATATCAGCTTTAAAGCAATATTTTGAAACATTCTCACTTAGTGGAATTATAGCTTCAGATTTTACTGTTGAAATAGATGCAGCTCTACAAGCAACTGCTAAAGATGATGAGTTTTATTGGAAGTGGAATGCTAATTATATAAATGTAATGAAGAAAATCTATGGAACAGGCTATATACAATAAGAAGGAGTGTGATATAAATGTCATTTGATGCATCAAGAGCTATTCATAGTAATTACGGAAAGATATTGTTAGATGGAGATGAGCAATCAAATTATACGGAATGTACTGCTAAAGTTGGGATGGATAAAAAAGAAATTAATGCAATTGGTGATGATTGGACAAGACATAAAAAAGGAACTAAAAAAGGGACAGGAAGTGTGTCTGGATACAAAGTTACATCTGCAATGATAGAAAGAGGATTTGATAAATTCGAAATTATAGCAGCACTTGAGGATCCAGAGGCTTATGGATATGAAAGAATAAGGCTTAAAAATTGTATGGCTGATGAAATTAGTCTTATTAATTTAAAAGCCGGTGAGCTAGTGACAGAAGATACACCTTTTACATTTGAAGGATATGAATTATTAGATAAAATTGATGCTTAATGGTTTTAATGGCTTTGGGGTTTCCAAGGCCATCTTTAAAAAATAAATATATTGGAGGACTTAAAAATGGAAAAATTAACAGAGGAACAAATATTAAGTATGAAAGAAGAGGATATATTATCAAAGCTAATGGGGACTTATGAAGTTCCTACAGCAACTGTTATTTTAGAAAGATTAGGACAAATACCTATTACATTAAAGGGATTAACAGAAAAGGAAATAAGTAAAATCAGAAAAGAATGTACTTATAGCAGAAAGTTTAAAGGTAAAACCGAAGATAAGTTTGATGGAAATGAATTTGATGCAGGATTAATTGTTGCAGCTACAACCAATTTCAATTGGGGAAATACTAAATTACTTGATTCTGCAAAAGCAAGTGATGCTAAACAATTTATTAGAAAAAAATTACTTGCTGGAGAAATATCATCATTAACAGATAAGATATTAGAATTAAGTGGATTTAATAGTGAACTTGAGGAAGCTGAAGATATAAAAAACTCATCAGTCGGGGCGGAAGAATAACTCAGTTATATAACATTTTTACAATGCATCATATAACCCCCGACTCATTTTATGGAGTTGAAAGAAATGAAATGGCTAGAAAGTTGATTCTTGCTTTCTCTGATTATGAAGTTAAGGAAAGAAACAAATTAAATAATGGCTCTGGGAGGTGATTCTACTGGCTGTAAGGGAAATATATAGGCTTGATATTAAAGTTGGAGTAAGCGGAGATGTTGAAACTAAATCTAAATTAACTGCTATGGAAAAGATGGCAGAACAAACTAAAAAAAAGATGCAAGTTTTAGACAAAATTAAAGTTAATCCAACTGCCAAGGTTACAGATCAAGCTTCATCTACAATTGAAAAGATAAGTTCTAGAAGTAAAAGCTTAAGTAGAGCTGTCATTAGTCCAACAGCAAGAATAAATGACCAAGCTACGAGCCAATTAAATAAGATTAGCACGACTATAAAAAGATTAGATAATACTAATATAACAGCGAATCTAAGAATAAACGACCAGACATCAACTTATCTTAACAAAGTCCATGCTCAAAGCGATAAGTTAAAAGATACAAATATTAATCCTACTGCTAAAATTGCAGACCAAGCTTCAGAAAAACTAGATGATCTAAATTCTAAGGTAGCCAAGTTTAAAAGTGCTAATATGACTTTGACTGCAAAAGTCAAAGATGAAGCATCAGCAACAATAGATAAAATAGAAAATGAAACTAAAAAAACAAAAGAATCTCATGTGCATATAGTAGCCCATGATGATGCAAGCCCTCAGGTGCATAAAATTGACGATAGTATCACCAGCATGATAAAAAACGCAGCTAAAAATGCGATTGCATTTGCTATTGTTGGGACTACTATAGCAGGCAGTGTGGGAGCAATAAAAGGTACCATAAGTACGTATACAAAATTTGAACAGGGATTGTCTAATGTTCAAGCAGTAACTGATGCAACTGATGCTCAAATGAAACAATTAAGTGATACTGCAAAAAGCCTTGGAGCTTCAACTGCATGGAGTGCTACTCAAGTAACGGATGCAGAACAATTACTTGGGCAGGCAGGATATTCAGTTAATGAAACTATAACTGCTTTACCAGGATTACTTTCATTAGCAAGTGCAGGAAGTTTAGATCTTTCAACAGCTACGTCAATAGCAAGTAGTACCTTACGAGCATTTAATTTAGATGCAAGTCAAACAAGTCATGTGGCGGATGTATTAGCACAAACTGCAAATGCAACTAATAGTGATGTTACTGATTTAGGTGAATCGCTTAAGTATGTTTCACCAGTTGCACAATCTTTAGGAATAAGTATGGAGGATGCAGTTGCTGCTACTGGATTATTAAGTAATCAGGCAATAGTAGGAAGTCAAGCAGGAACAGTATTAAGGCAAACTTTAGCAAGACTTGCAAGTCCAACAAAAGAAGCAGCTGGATTAATGCAAACATATGGAATTAATGCTTTTGATGCTCAAGGGAATATGAAGCCTTTAAGCGCAGTAGTAGATAATTTAAACAGTTCTTTAGGTAAATTAACAAGTCAACAAAGAGCTGATGTTATTAGTACAATTTTTGGAACTGAGAGTATGAGTGGAGTTATGGCTTTAATGAATCAAGGGGGACAAAGTCTAAGCGATCTAAGCCAAAAACTTAAAGATGCTAAAGGTGCTGCTGATAAAATGGCTGAAACAAAACTCGATAATTTGGCAGGACAGTGGGAACAACTTAAAGGTGCAGTTGAAACTATGCAAATTAATTTAGGTGAAAAACTAGCCCCATATGCAAAAGAATTTGTAACTTGGCTCACAGGGAAAATGCCAGAAATCGAAAGTAAGGTTGTAAGTTTTGTTGATTATGTAAGTAACCATACTGATGAAATTAAATCTTTAGCAGAAACAGTTATAGGATTAGGTGTTGCTTTTGAAGGATTAAGTGCAGTTAGTACAATAAAAAATGGACTTTCAGGAATAGCAAGCTTTGTAAATCTTTTTAAAGGTGCAAAAGTAGCAGAAGAAACTGTTGCAGTAACAGGAGGATTATCTAAGCTAGGAGCATTAGGTAGTTTATTACCTGGAATATTTACACCAGCAGGATTAGCAATTGCAGCATCCGTTGCTCTTATTGGAACAGCAGTAATTGCAGAAAGTAACTTAATGAAAAAAAGCATTACTACCACAACTGAAGAATTAGACCCTATGGAAAGAATAATGAATGAGTTAAATGGACACCTAAATAAATCCAAAAAGGAAATGGTTGATCTAGGACTTATATATGATGATTTTGGAGATGGAATTTCTGATAAGTTTAAAAAGAGTGCAGAAGATGCATCAAAAAGCTTATTAAAAATAGAAATGGGTATTAGAAGGTTAACTCAAGATGATAGTTTTAGTGATTCTGATAATAACCAACTTAAAAATTGGGTAAATGACTTTGCTTATGAAGGAATTAATGCCATGAGACAAAAACAATCTGAAATAAGAAGTGAATTTGAGAAAACATTTAGTCTTGATGGTGTGACAAGTACAGCGGAACAGGGTGTTATGGATTATTTAAGCAGCTATTTTGATGAAGGAGTCAATAAAGAACTTAGTATAAGAGATGAAATATATAAAATTGGAGATCAGGCAATAAAAGATCATGGTGCTATATTAGATGGTGATATGCAACAAATAAAAGAGAAATTAGCTGAATTGCAAGCAATTAAACTGGAATATGCAAATGCTGAAAATGCTGGAGAACGTGCTTATGCTAAAAGTAAATTTAGCAGTTCTGCAGAAAGGGTAACTGGAATTAATGGCGCGAGTGAATTACTCCAAGAAAGAGCAAAAGAACATCAAAATTCCATTGATGAAACAAAGGCAAACTATGATAAAACTATTGCAACTACCCAATATTTAATGGATAACGAAAGTGATCCTGATAAAAAGGCTACATTGCAAAAAGGGTTAGATGAAGCAACTGCAGCAAGAGATAAAGCATTAAAACAAGCAGAAGAAGATTGGAAATCAGATTTAGCAACATTGTATGAGGCTTATCCAAAAGCAAAAGGAATGCTCAATGAAGATACTGGAGCTAAATTTAGTGATGGTGAAATAAAGTCCCAGCAAGTGCAACAAAAAATAGAAGATTCACATTCGGGATTATCTGATATTACTAAAAGTGGAGTTTATGCATTGACAAATAATACAACTAAAGATTTAGAAACTTTATATGTTAGCATAGATGAAACTACTGGAAAAATAAAAGGTGTCCTAAATGGTAGCAATGGAGATATTGGAGCTTATTCTGATGCAGAAAAAGAAAAATTACTATCATTACAAAATGAATATTCTAATACTGGTTCAGCTATACAGCAGTTGGTTAGTGCTCATGCTATGCTTAACACCAATACAGGTCAAGTTATAAACAACCTTGGTGACACAGTTGGACAATTGCAAAATGTTCAAGTTGCTGCTGATGGTTCAAGGACAGGAATATTAAACTTAAATGGAACACCTGTACAGATTACTTCTAATGCTTCAGGTGAAATAACTAATATGGAAGTATTTAAAGGTTCAATTGATGATATACCGCCAAGTAAAGATGTTCAAATAAGTAGTAATGCTGACCAAGCAACAAGCGATGTAAATGGAACTACAAGTGCAATAAATAGTATGCCGGAGAAAAAGACTGTTACTATTACAACTATATTCAAAAAAATCACACAATGGTTTGAAGAGAAGTTTAGTGGTAGTAGTAATTCAATAAGTGATGCAGGTATGGACTATGGTGCTCAAGATGGATCAAGATTTACAGGTGATGGTTATGCAACAGGAACTATGAATGCTACATCAGGAATACATCAAGTGGCAGAGAAGGGGTTTGAAATAGTTTTTGGAAAACAGACTAGATTGTTCAGTGGTGGAGAGAAAGTTTTAAATCATGAACAATCAAAAGCTTTTTTACAAAATCAGCAAAATAATGAACCATTCCAAGTTAAACAAGAACAGTATCAGTTAGTAAAACCTCAACCAGTTCAAGTAGCCGGTGTAGGTGGAAATAATGTTCAAGTTAGTGTTCAAGTTAATGGCAACCAAGATATTGAATCATTAATTGAACAAACAACACAGGAAGTTGGAAGAAAATTAAAAGAATCACTTACTAATATTAAGAAATAGAAAGGTGTTGATTATTTTGGATGTTTATATAGTAGATGAATCTAAAAATTATACCTTTCATTTTCCGGTGAATCCTTTAGAAAAATTATCTATTCAAAAAGATAAAAAAATTACTACAGTTGATATTTTAGATTTTGGAGAAGTTGATTTACCTGAAAAAGGTGAAAAGATTACTGAAATTAGTTTTAACACATTACTTCCTAAAAAATATGATAAATCTTACTGCAGATATAAAAATATTATGACACCAGTTGCAACTATCAAGTTACTTGAATATTGGAAGGATATTGAACAACCAGTAAGGCTTATAATTACACAGTTTGAATTTAATGATTTAGTCTTTATTTCCAAATTAATTCAGGAAGAAAGAGCAGGAGAGCCTGGTGATAAATATATCAATATTTCTTTTAGAAAATTTAGAGAAGCAAAAATTCAAATATATCAAAGTACTGCTACTTCAACGAGTACAACAGCTCAACTACAAGACAATAGAACTGACAATAGTTCAAGTGCATACCAAGATGGTGATGTAGTTACTGTTACTGCAAGTGCATTAAATGTTAGAGATGGTCCAGGAACTAGCTATAATATTTTGGGCCAAGTTTACAATGGTGATAAATTAACAATATTTAGACAATATGATAACTGGGCTGATACTTATTGGGGAAATCATGGTGGTTATGTGTGTTTAGATTATGTAACCAAATAGGAGGTATTATATATGGAGTTATATCTTAAAAGTAATTATAAAATAGAACTCTTAAGTGAATCAGTAAGTACTAAAGAAAGTGTTGATTCACTTGCGTATACATTAAACATAGAACTTGCGCTAACTGATGAATTAGAGGCATTAGGGATAGCAAAAGGTGATTCTATTCAGTTATATGATTATGCATATGGTACAGGTGCTTATTCCATGATTTTTAATGGTGTTATATGGGATCTAAATAAATCTAAAAAAGCAAAGAAAATATCATTAACAGGCAAAGAGAGAACTGTTTATCTTGAGGAATCTGAGAGTGAGTATCTTGTATATGAAGGAGAAACTGCTACACAAAGAGTCTCAACTATAGCTTATTATTGGAATATTCCAATGGGGTGGGTTGAGGATACCAAAATTGGGTTATCTAAGGGGAGAAGAAAAGAATCTTTATATAGTATGATAAAAAGTTACTTTAAAGAGACTGCGCAAAAAGGTGGTAGTCTTTATAGGTTAAGGATGGATGAAAAACTTGATCTCCTTGAACTAGGGACAAATGAAATCACTTATGAATTAAGCACCGTTATAGATAATCTAGATGAAAAGGAAAGCTTGGATGGTGTGGTTACTCAAGTAAAAGTATTAGGTAAAAATGAGAATGATGATACCTATTCACCAGTTATAGGAGTATTTAAAAATAATACTGACAAATATGGAACAATACAGAAAATTGTTCAGGATGAAAAAATAGATGATTATGCTAAAGCACAAACAAAATCCAATACTTTATTTTCTACAGGGGAGGACAGTATAACTATAAATTGCACACAAGATATAAATACTTTAAGAGCAGGTCATAAGGTAAGTTTATATCAAACTATTTATTATGTTACGGATATAACTCACAAGCTTGGTGGAAAAGGAAGCATGAGCTTAGTATTAATGACATGGGATGGGGTGAAAAATAAATTTTATGGAGAATAATCAATTTAATATATTTGATGAGATTGCTAGAACAGTTAATAATAATACTCATAAATCAATAGCTAAATCTTTAGTTGGCATAGGTCTTACTCTTGGAACATTTAATGGAGATAGTTTGACATTAGATAATTTTGACCAAGAAATTACCGATTATCTGATATTAGACATATTAAATTTAGGAGATAGTTATAGCACTGAAGAATCAAATGATCATACCCATGAATTTAACACTCCAGAACCATTAAAAAGTATTAAGAATGGGGACAGAGTCTTAGTTGCTGAAATTGGAAGTGACTGTGTAATAATAGGGAGGGTTTCACATGGCTAATTTATTCCCAACAAGTAGCGTGTATACTGCTGTTTTAACGGATACCTCAAATATAGATTATAAAGGGACTTATGCGTTTGATTTTGAAACAGGAGAATTTATTCGTAATGCAGATGGATCCATAAAAGTACTTTCTGAATTTGAAGCGTATGTTCAATGGTGTCAAAAGGCTATGAGTACACGTAGATACAAGTACAGAGCATACACATCTAAATTTGGTAAGGATATTATAGGTTCTACATTAGACCAAGATGCTATAGAGTTGGAACTAAAAAGAACAACTCAAGAAGCATTGATGGTGCATCCTTTAACTAAATCTGTAGATGATTTTACTTTTACTTGGGATGATAGTTCTGTTGATTATACTTATCAAGTTACAAGTACTAAAGGACAAACTATTACCCTCTCAAGCACTGAGAAAGTGGGGTGATAACTGATGGCTGATATAACTATACCTGATTATTTAAATGAAAGTGCGGATACAGTCCATGCTAGAATGTTAGAATTTGCACCTGATAATGTTACTACTATTGAAGGAGATATTTTCTGGGATACAACTCGACCTTCAGCGGAAGAAAAGTCAAGGCTTGAAAAAATTCAATTACAAAATATTTTAAGAATGGCTTTTCCACAAACTGCAACAGGAGTATATCTAGAATATATAGGAGAATGGCATGGAGTATACAAGACTGCTGCTACTAAATCTACTGGACCACTTCAAGTTACTGGAACAGTAGGAACGCCAATTGTTGCAGGTACTTTATTTGGAACACCATCAACTAGTGAAAAAAGTTCTATTCAATTTGAAGTATTAAATAGTGTAATTATAGGTTCTACTGGTTCCGTAGAAATAGAGGTACAGTGCACAACTGCTGGAATTGTTGGAAATGTAGAAGCAAACACCATTACATTACTAATTGGCAATATTAGTGGAATCAAATCTGTTACTAACACCAGTAAATTTAATGGTGGAACTGATATAGAAGATGAAGAACATTATAGAGCGAGAGTAATAGCAGCAGAACAAGAAGAGAATTTAAGTGGTGCTGATAGCGATTATGTAACTTGGGCCTTAGAAGTAGATGGAACAGGTTTAGCTTACGTTATAGAAGAATGGGCAGGCCCTGGTACTGTAAAAGTATTAATACTAGATAAAAATGGTCAACCGGCTACTGCAGAACTAATTAAAGCTGTAAAAGATTATATTTATCCTGATAAACTTCCTGGGAGAAACAGAGGTGGAAAAGCTCCAGTTGGCGCTGTAGTTACAATAGATACAGCAACTACATTAGGCATTTATGTAAAAGCTAAATTTACTTTTACAAGTGGATTTAGTCCTGATTCAGTCTTAAGTGCTATGGAAGGTGATATAAGTAGTTATCTGGCTAAAATAACTATAAGTGGAACAGTAAATTATAATGTTATTCATTCAATTGTAGGTGCTTATATTGAGTCTGCAAAAGGTATAGATGATTTTGAGAACCTTACTATTAATAATGGTACTATTAATATAAAGCTAGTAGATCAAGTAGCAGTCATAGGCGAGGTGGTTAATATTACATGATAAGTTCTAAAAAAGGCCAAGAAATGTATTCATCAGTTTCTCCAATATATGAAAATTCGAAATTAATGCAATCAATTTTTAATGCAATTGGAAATGAAGCTGATTTATCTGTTGAACTTGGAGATGAAATCTTACGACAACTATTTCCACAAACTGCGGATAGTTGGGGATTAAGTATCTGGGAGCAAAGGCTTGGATTAGTAACAAATATTTCTGAAAGCATTGAAAAAAGAAGAAAAAAAATAATTGCTAAATTTCAAACTAAATTTATAATAACACCTGAAAGAATGGCTTTTATAATAAAAAACTATACAGGAATAGAACCACTAATAGAAGAGAATGTGGCTCCTTATACTTTTGATGTTTATTTAAAAACTTATACTATGTTTTCAGATATCTTGTCTGATGTTCACAATGTAATAAAAACCATTAAGCCATCACATTTGGCATATAATCTAATTATGCAATATATCACAAATGTGATTATTAATATATCATCTAAAGAATGGTTTAGCGATACTATACCACTTTGTGGAACCTTAGATGATTCAGGAAATCTTTTTGTTGCAACTAATGGGATAACATATAATGAAAAATTTATAGATAACCTAAAAAAATATTATTCAAATACTTTATTGTTGGCATCACAGAAAGTTTATCCAAGTGGATCATTGGGTAAAAGTTTTAATGAAAAGATAAGTGATTCTAAAAAGTATTATTTTTCAAATACACTAAGGTTGGCATCAGATAACACAGTAATGAATTTTACTGATGGAATTAGCAAAAAGGATATAATTGTAGATAAACTCTGCAGTTATAATTCTGCAAAGCTTCAAATAGTCTCTGATAATAATTTTATATGTATGATTAATGGTTTAAGCAAGACTGAGAAAGTAGTAGATAAATATTCAAAGTATTTTTCAGAACCATTTCAGATTGTTACAGGTACTGATGGATTGAGGAAAAAGGAATATATAACAGATAAACTTTCAAGTTATAATTCAGTAGCCTTTAAAGAAGCATCAGCTAGTAATTTTACTTATATGAGTGATGGAAAAGTAGAAAATGAAAAGATTATAGATAGCTATAAAGAATATTTTTCAGAGCCATTTAAAGTTGCAATAGGTACTGATGGTCTAAATAGAAAAGAATATATAATAGATAAATGCTCGACGTATTTATCTTTAAATATATTACAATGTTCAAGCAATATTTACTGTGGAGGAGGTGTATATGCGTGATATCATCTGATGGATTAACTTTAATATATAACAATATAACTTCAAATCTTTTAAAAGGACAGGCTTATATTAATGGTCAGTTTAAAGATGTACCAATTCAAAAAACTGAATTAACATCAAATTCAGTTAAGGTTTATTTATATTTAGATGAAACTTATGTGGGGCAAATAACAGATTATAGGCTGATAACTATAGCTGGAAAAACATTTTTAGAAAGAAGTGAAAATGTTACAAAAACCAGTGCAAAAGGACTTTTAGTTCTCTTTGAAATTGTATTACAGGAGGGATAATAAATGGCTGATTATTCAAAAACTACATGGTATGATCAAGTAACAGACCAGAATGGAAATGTAATTCAAGCAGGAACACCATTGTCAGCAACTAATATGAACCGTATGGAATCAGGTATTGATCTTGCGGATAATGTTGTTGGTGTTATGGTTGCTGAAACACTTCAAAAGATAAATGGAATAAATAAAGAGTTAGAAAAATGGCAGAAACAAAGATTGCAACAAGGAATAGCATATCTATACAATAAATATGTTATTAATGGTTGTGTTGTCAGTAAAATGTCTAATAGTAGATATGTACAGATTAGTTTAACTGGAACATATTTATCAGGAAATGTATCAAAAATAAGTGTTGATGGTAAATATGCTGGTATAGCAGATGAACAAATGATTGCTATGGTTCCAATGAATACTGATTCAGTATCTGCTATTTATTATATATATATTGACTATGATAGCGTACAAGGCCGATATAGAAGCTATTTAGCGGCTACTGTTCCAGATGGTAAACTTGCATTATATAAAATAACTGTACCTGCAAATGATACTGGTATGGATCTTACTTCGGTAACATTAACTGATATGAGAAGAATAGAAGCACTTAATACAATAAGAACTACAGAGCCATATGTATTAGTTAGTATACCAGGTTTTCCAATGTTAGATGCAGGAGATTATGATGTCAATGTAACTGTTGAATCAGCAAGTGATGTAATGTCAGTTGGAGAAATAATAGTATATGACAAACAGGCAAATGGATTTAAATTAAAAATTACAGGTAGTGCTGATAATACTCAACTAAGATGGACTCTAATGAATCCAGATATTAAATAAGGAGGCTTAATATATTATGAAGATAAGTGAACAAAATGAAGGAAAAAAGATTAGCTATACTGTAACAGGTTCAACTATAGTTTTTGATGAAACTATAAGTGTTAATGTTGCAAGGTATCAAAAAGATCAGGAGAATGTTATAGATGTTTGTTTAGATGCAGATATGCAGCTTACAACAGGCTTAGGTAAATGGTATGTTGCAAATATAATAATTCCACCAAAAACATACAGCATGGTAGATACAGGAACTAAAGATGATACTGATAATGAGATATTTGAAAGAGTGGCGAATTCGTTAAATATGGATGATGTCACTCTTATTTTATGGACATTACCACAAAACTACGAAATGTTAACAGGAGGTGCTAATTAATATGGCATTTATTTATAGTGTAAAAGATACTTATAGAGCAGCAGTTGAGGCAGCAACAGGAGGAAAAAATACAGTTCTTTATGATGATCAAGGTAATCCATCAATTATGGTTGTAATATCAAAGTTCTATCTTGATGATGTTATAACTGGAGCTCCACATACAGTTCATCCAGCTTTTATTGTAAATGGAGTTGAAAAACCTTATATTTATATTTCAAAGTATCAAAATATAGTTCAAAATAGCAGAGCTTATTCTTTACCAGGTCAAGACCCTGCAACATATGTTAACTTTGATCAAGCTCTTTCATATTGCTATGCTAAAGGACAAGGTTGGCATCTAATGTCAAGAGCAGAATGGGCTGCAATAGCATTATGGTGTAAGAAAAATGGTTTTATGCCTCGTGGAAATAATAACTATGGATGTGATACATCAGCATCATATGAAAAAGGAAGAGAAACTTATTACGATAGTGGAGCAGGTAAAACAGGAAGGGTTGCGACAGGAAGTGGTCCTGCAAGTTGGTCACATGATGGAACACCAGATGGAATATATGACCTTAACGGAAATGTGTGGGAATGGAATTCTGGTATGAGATTAAAGAATGGTGAAATTCAAGTCATTCAGGACAATAATGCTGCTATATTAAATTCTGATCATTCTGATACATCAACTTTGTGGAAAGCAATAGCTTCGGCAGATGGTTCGTTAGTAGCATCAGGAACAGCGAATACTCTTAAATTTAATAGTGATGTAGTGGGAAACAGTAATCAAACTGGCGGTAGAATTGGAAATCCTGTTTTAGATACAATCAGAGATAAGCCTGCTTATACTGGAGGAGAAACAAATGAATATTATGCAGAACTCAATAGAACTTTTGAAACTTTGGCTGCTGCTTCAGGAGTAACTGCACCAACACTACTAAAAGCGTTAGGGATATTTCCAATCGACTCCTCATGCGGTGGAGATATGTTGTATATAAGGAATTATGGGGAAAGAATTCCAATATCTGTTGGCACTTGGAATTCCGGCGCTGGCCTGTTCGCCCTCAATTTGACTCGCAATCGTACTCCTAGTTTCTTCAGTGTGGGGTTCCGCGCGGCTTACGTCTTGTAATTCGGTCGCTGTGTTCTGATTGGGCTACGATAGTAGCCCTTTAAAAAATTTTGGATATCAAGAAATGATATATTATAACTAAAATAAAAATAGAATAACAAAATATGATAAAATTCTGAAATGGTGATATAAATGGCAACAGAAGAATTGATTATACTTCAAAAAACATATGACATGATAAATTATGGGTATCAAGCAATAGCACAATTCCCGAAGAGTGAAAAATATGCTCTTGGAACAGATATGAAAAAATGTATGCATCAAATTTTGGAGTATACAATTGTGGCTCATAAAAAATATTATAAAAAAACTACACTTCAAGAGTTGGATGTTGAAGTAACAAAACTTAAAGCTTATACAAGATTAGCAAAAGATTTAGGTTTTCTTCCTTTCAAAAAATATGAAGTTTGGTCAGGATATAATGTTGAAATAGGAAAAATGGTAGGTGGCTGGATTAAATCCGCTAAACAATAGATAAATTTTTTTTGGGAATAGACCGTAGCGTGGTGGCAATTGGAATTCCGGCGCTGGCCTGTTCGCCCTCAATTTGAATAACAATCGAACTAATAGTAACAACAATGTGGGGTTCCGCGCGGCTCTACTCTCGTGGTTAGCAGTTATAAGCTCATGGGCTTATTTCCAGTACAGAGAGACGTAAAGGGGTCTATTTCCATGCCGACAAGGCAAAAAATATATTAGTTATGTATGCCGATAGTAATCTTTTGATGAAATTCGCAAAACATAACAAATTTATGGAGTAACAAATGGCAAAGCAAATAAAAAATATATATAAAAATTTATGTACTTATGAAAATCTTTATGAAGCTTATTTGCAAGCTAGAAAAGGTAAGAGGTATAGAGATGAAGTACTTCAATTTTCATTTAATGTTGAAGAATTTTTAATTGAGATAAGTGAGGAATTAAAATCAAATACTTATAAGGTTGGAGGATACAGAGAATTTTTTGTATATGAACCAAAGCAAAGATTAATAATGGCACTGCCATTTAAGGATAGAGTAATTCAGTGGGGAGTATATCAACTGTTAAATCCTATTTTTGATAAAACTTATATTTATGATAGTTATGGTTGCAGAGTTGGTAAAGGCACTCTAAGAGCTGTTCAAAGGCTTCATTATTGGCTAAAACAAGTAGGGAAAAAAGATAAGCCATTTTACTACTTAAAATTAGATGTTTCTAAGTATTATTATCGTGTAGATCATGAGGTTCTTATAGATATACTTAGGAGAAAAATAAAAGATGAAGAAATGCTTCAGCTGCTTAAGGCTATTATAACTTACGATGGAACTTTATTTGGGTTAAAACTTAATGGTGATATTAAGAATCCAGATGATAAGATTGCTGGTAAAGGGATTCCTATAGGGAACCTGACATCTCAAATGTTTGCTAATTTATATTTGAATGAGCTTGATCAATACTGTAAGCGAACTTTAAGTATTCATTATTATGTTAGGTATATGGATGATATTATTATTCTATCAGATGATAAGGCAAAGCTTCATGAGTATAAGAATTTGATTCAAACTTATTTAGAGGAAAATTTGAAGTTGAATTTAAACAATAAGACTGCATTAAGACCTATTACTCTTGGAATAGAATTTGTAGGATATAGACTGTGGCCAACTCATATAAAGATAAGAAAATCCACAACTATGAAAATGAAAAAAAGGCTTAAATATGTTAAAAAGCAATACGAAAGAGATTTAATTCCTTTGGATAAAGTAAATGCTACAGTTCAAAGTTATATGGGTATATTAAAACATTGCAATACTTATTCTTTGCAAAGAGCAGTATTTGATAATTATATATTAAGAAAAGAATAGGATTTGATATATTATATCAAAATCAAATATAGAACTAGGGATTATGCTAGACTTTACTTATAAAAAATTATAGTTTTCTTAGAAAGCAGCTTAAACTCTATCAAAAGGCGATATATCATATCGTCTTTTGATATTATGTAACAAAATAAACATGAACATACTTAGTAGCGATACAATTCCCTTAAAAATTGATATTGAGGGGATTGGTTGAATGATAAAAATTCATTTATCTAAAATACTAGGTGAAAAAAGATGGACACAAGCTGATTTATCTAGAAAAACAGGTATAAGACCTAATACTATTTCAGAATTATATAATGAACTGGTAGATAGAGTGAGTTTAGAGCAATTAGATAAAATATGTGAAGTCCTCGAGTGTGATCTTAATGATTTATTAGAATATATACCAAGTAAAAAGAGATAAGAGCCTAATTAAGTTTAGAGCTCTTTTTCTTATGTAAAAAAATAAGTTTTATGGAGGTGTAATATGAATGCAGAGAAAGCAAATGAAATTAAAGGCATTTTTTATGGAACTATATGCATTGCAGGGGGATTCTTAGGACCATTACTTGGTGGGTGGGATAAACTTATATATGCATTAATTATTTGCAGCATTATAGATTACTTCAGTGGTGGAGCGGTAGCTCTTATATTTAAAAATAGTCCCAAAACAGAAACTGGAGCCGCAAAAAGTAATGTTGGATTTAAAGGTTTAGTAAAAAAAATATTTATTTATTTAATGATTATTGTTGTTGTACAGATAGATATAGTTGTAAATTCAAATGGATTTTTAAGAAATGCAGCTATACTAGGATTTATGGCTAATGAAGTTTTAAGTATAGTTGAAAACCTAGGATTAATGGGAATTAAAATGCCTGACGCTGTAACTAATGCAATAGATATATTGAAAATAAAGAGTCAAGAGAAAGAGTAGTCTTAGTGGTTGCTCTTTTATTGTATAAAATAAAAAAAGGTGGAATGAATGATGATAAAAACAATATTAACATTAATTGCAAAAGTATTGGAAAGCAAACTAGTTAAATCAGGATTAGAGGAAGTTATCTTAAAAAATCAAAATTACATTGCAGTTGGTAAGCAAATTTGGAATACTGTAGAAGAAAATTTTAGAATAGCAGAGAAAGTTGAGGATAAGTTAAAATCTAAGGCAGATGAATTCAATGTTGCTATATTGGCTAAATTTCCAGAATTATCTCAAGAAGATATAGATAATTTACGTCAATCTATTGCTGGAGAAGTTAATCAAGATAAGCAAGCTGTTTTAGATAATTCTGCTTTATTACAACAACTTCAAAATACTAATACTCAACTAGTCGTAGAAAATACAATGCTTATGAATAAATTAGCTCAAATTCAATCTACAGTAGGTGTAACTACTGATACAATTTCTAATACTACATCAGATCCAACAGACAGTGGACAAACTGCAACTATAGATACAACACAAGTAGCAGCAGTACAAGCTTAATTTTAGAGCAGCCTTTAGAGTTGCTCTTTTATATTATGAAAAATTGAAAGGAAGTAATAAATTATGGCGAATTATATATTAGGTATTGATGTATCAAATAACAATGGTAGTATAGACTTTAGCGGAATGGGGCCAAATGATGGAGTTAAAATAGTTTATTTAAAAGCAACCGAAGGGCAATCATTTAAAGATAGTACAATGTCCCCTTTTTATTTAGAATGTAAAGCTAATGGTTTAAAAGTAGGTGCATATCATTTCTTAGTTGGAACTAGTTCACCAGAAGCTCAAGCACAAAACTTTTATTCCATGATAAAAGATTATGAGTGGGATTGCTTACCTATGTTAGACGTAGAAACTAACTTTGATGGATTAGCTAATTATGTAACTAGATTTATTAATACATTCAAGCAATTAAGTCCGCTAAAACTTGGTATATATTCATATACAAGCTTTTTGCCTTACCTTAGAACTATTTGTAGCGAAATTAAAGATATACCATTTTGGGAAGCTAACTACAACAATGATCCTTGGAATTTATCTGATACATTTTTTGCAAATAGAATAGGTCATCAGTATACAGAAAAAGGAATAATAACTGGTATAACTTCAGAAGGTTGCGACTTAGATAGTTTTACTGATGGAGTATATTTAAATAGTGATACTATTCCAGGTGAATGGAAACTTGAAAGTAACGGTAAGTGGTGGTATAAACATGAAGATGGCTCATACACTAAGAACGGTTGGGAACATATAAATGGAGAATGGTACTTATTCGATAGTGAGGGGTATATGTGCTATAGTTGGAAAAAGGACGGGAACAATTGGTATTTCCTTGGCGGTTCAAATGATGGAACAATGAAGTATGGTTGGGTTCTTACAGATAATAAGTGGTACTATTTTGGAGATAAGAATGATGGTGCTATGAAAACTGGATGGCAACAAATAGATGGAAAATGGTATTACTTTAATACTGATGGAGCAATGCAAACAGGCTGGATAGCTGATAATAGTAAACTGTATTGTTGTTATTCTAGTGGTGAAATGATTTGTAATTGTGATCTGTATGGATATCATTTTAACGAAAATGGCGAGGCAGCTAAATTAAGCTAGATTTTAAGGGTATGGGTTATTCCTGTACCCTCTATTTTTATGCAAAAAAATAGAGATAATATTATAAAAATATACTAAAGCAATATATACTGCTTTTAGTTGGAGTTGTTGACAAAAATATGAAGTAATATACAATTATGGTATGAGGTAAGGGGGAATGATAATGAAAAAAGTAATAAGTATTTTATTATGTGGTTTTGTTTTGTTAGGATTTATCGGGTGTAAATCAAATACTAAAGAAGAAGTAAAAACGCAAACAAATGAGAATGATAATGTTGAAAAAATAGCAGCTAAAGATAATCAAGTTATAAATAACATATCAGAAGGTGGAATAGATAATTATTTTGAAGTTATGAATGAAACAATAAATTCCTATAAAGATTTATCAAAAGAGTTTAAAGATAATTATAAGAAATATTCAAAAGATGAATTAAGTAATTATCATGACAGAGTAGTGGAGACTAAGACTAAATTTGGAAAAGCCAGAGAACAAGTGGGTACTTATAACACTAAGTTTACCAAAACCTGTAATACAATTTTAGAAAGTATTCAAAATCTAGAAACTGCAACAAATAACATGATAACTCTTAATAATGGTGGAACAGAGGAAAATGCAATAAATCAATATAACCATAGCGTAGATAACATGAAAAGTATAATAGAAAAACAAGATACTTTAAAGTCAGAAATATTAGATAGCGCAAAATAGACAGCTAGGATTAAATCCTAGCTTTTTTAGAGTTATATTTACAACATAGTCTAAAAGTAGTAATATATAATCAAACGTATGTTTGTGCGAATATATGTTTTGTAAATTATTATTATGAGACTAACTATATGAAGTCAATATAAGTTAATAAAAAAATTATATTTTTTAGTCAATAAAAAAGTGCATGACAAATAAAGCAATCACATTGCTTGGAAAATTAAGGAATTAAATTTGTGAAACAAATGAAGTATTGGTTTTTAAAAGATAAAAAATAACACGTATTAGTTTTTTTGCTACATGGCTCATAGCAATATAGTAATGCTTGCCTTCACTTTGCTTCTTTGCAAGATAATCCCCAAAAGTGGAATCACGCATAGAAACAGTTCTAGATGCTGTTAATATAGCCCAACGTAAGTAGGTAGAACCACGTTTAACCATAGGTGTATGTGTAGCATTATATTTTCCGGATTGATATGTTGATGGATCAAGTCCTGAAAAAGCTAAAAGCTTTGCTGGATCAGTGAATCTATCTATATCTCCAATTTCAGCTAGAATTATTGAGGCTAGTGTATAAGAGATTCCAGGAATACTCATTAAAGGAGAGTCTATTTCTATAACAACATCCTTTATTTGCTTATCTAAAGCATCAATTTCAGCTTGAACAGATCGAATTAACCTAATAATTTGCTGAAGTTCAAAAGATAAAGAACGTGTGCTAGTTCCGATAGAATTGCTAGCTACTTCCTTTATTTCAATAGCTTTTGCTCTACTATATTTGCCTTTAGTGGATTTAGCCAGAAGGTTTGTCAATTTAGTTAAATGACAATTGGATATTTCCTTCGGGCTCGGTAACTCCGATAGGAGAGCATAAACAGAGACTTGATGAATAGACCAAACATACTTTGGTAATTCGGGAAAAATTATATCTATAAGTCTAGTAATTGATAGTTTAAGCCTAGATCTATAACCAATTAAGCGATATCTATGTCTAGTTAGTGACTTTAGCTCTTGAATTTGATATGATACAGGTGAATAGGATTTTGTATCATCAGAGAAAAGCATTTTAGCAATAACTAGTGCATCCGTTTTATCGGTTTTAGTTTTCCTAAGGGTTTGAGCCTTACGGAAAAGATTTGTAGCTAAAGGATTGAGAATGGATAGGTGAAAGCCTTTAGCATACAAATAGTTTTGGAGATTAGTGCTATAATGACCTGTTGATTCAAGTCCTATTTTTACGTTAGAAATATCCTTGTTAGGTAGGACGGAAAGTATTGAAGAATAAAGTAATTCAAAACCTTCACGTGAATTGGATATACGTAAAGAATCATTAATAATAACACCATCTGAATCAATAATGCAGCAATCGTGTTTAGCTTTAGCTACATCAATGCCAATATAAATCATAAGAACAACTCCTTTTTAAATTTAGTCCGCTATGCTCCACGTAGCTTCATGCTAAATGTATCCTTGCTCTATATAAAACGTCATGCGTTATCTAACTAATTAACAAATAAGCATAAAGCTGTGGTTATATCCTCAATTGAAATAGTCTAGCTATAGGTGAAAAAACTAATCCACAGCGTCTTATGTTAAGTATAGTAAAAATTATTAAGAAAGGTAAAGTATAATGAATTTTTACTACATGTTCATTATACAAGGTG